TATTTATTATTATATATAATTATAATATACTAACGTGCGCGCGAGAAATTTTTGGGCGGTTGTTCTAATGCAAAATAGTGATGCTGAAGATTGCTCCATACTCATCATACCGAGGAATGGTAATGATGGTTTTAGCTCTTGCCCCATCTTTAACCTTCTGAATGGTGATTAAAGAAGTCCACTTTGAAGGAATGTTCTCATCAAGTTCTTGGCATACTAGGCGGTATACTTCAACAGCACCTCGGTCAGCAAAAACTTTTCCTTCCTCATAACTGCAAGAAGTTATCTTGAAGGATAGCTCATCTTCGGTACCTGCATCAATTGTCAGTTTACCTTCCTTCACAGAAATAGAGTGCTCAACTTGCATTGGATCGCAATCTTCGGCATCCTTGTTGACAACGAAGTCACCTGCTCCAAAAAGCCAATGAATTTGCTCAGTTTGCGTTTCAAAACGCATAGAAAATGTACCAACAGAGATTTCTTGCGGTTCTAAAGCCATACAAGCCGAACAAACCAATAATTCTACTACAAAAGAAACAAATCTTCTCATAAGCGAAATTTTAAGGGTTATTTTGAATTTTAAACATCATACCTACACCTGTCAACAGCCATTCGGCATTAACGTTATAATCTTCAACTAGCCAAGCAAGCCATTCTGATTTGATAGCTCTTCCATCTGGGCACTTCTTAAACGTAGAGAAATTCCAATAGTTGATACCATGAGATTCGGTAAAAGTGCGTATTCCTCTAGCTTTACGCTGGTTGATAGCAACATCAAGAGCAAGGAAGAAACGCTTTGTTATCGCCATGCCTGTTGGCGTTGTCGTAAGTTTCATACGCTATAAATATTTCCGTGTACGTTAATTATATAGAAATCGCTTTTTTATCTGCAGGAGTAATAGTCTCCCCATTAGCTAGCTTCTCGAAACATCTTGCAAGATGTTCGTATGCCTGGCGTAGCTCCTTTATCTCCACATCTTTCTGTGCGTTAATTTCGATGAGACGATTTATAACAGAAAGCGAATCTATTTGCTCATTTGGCTTTTCTGCTCTAATTGAAGTCGCAGGAATATCATCATTAAGCATATTCCCTTCTCCAGTTAACAACCAGTCGATATTGTACATAGGCTTTGACGTATGGATAAGATTAGCCATTCTCGCACTCACCTTCAAAACCTTACCATTAAGGATATCATAAACCGCTTGCGGTCTACTGAGTCCCATATCCTTAGCAAGCTGCGAACCAGTTATATTTTCTTGCATAAGGATAGCATTAATAACCTCTTTTGCTGTCATACGTATAATAAAAGTTAAAATACAGAGATTTCTTAATGATTTGTACCGATTTTACAAATATTATTCTTATCTTTGCACCGTGAATATTTAAATAACAATGCAAAATTACAAAAAATTATTTGTATGGCAAATAAAAGTGAAGAAAAAAAGCAAAAAATGACCCTTTTGGATTATTACGAGAACCTTCCAAAGTCCTCGTACCCAAAGAAGGATTTCATTCAGCGCATCATGTCAGAATGCGATGTGTCATTTACTACAGCCCGAAACTGGACAAAAGGTCATACAAGACCGATTGTTGATTGGCAGATAGAAAAACTGTCTGAAATTACAGGAATACCAAAAGAACAGCTATGGCAGTAGAGTTTTATATGTTTGATGATGAACTTTGGTTCATTAAGGATGGTACCGAAAATCAAGCTCTCTCGGAAAAAGATACAGAAGTCATTAAGAAAATGATTGATGCTATCCGAGAAAGATACCCCGAAGCCTACAAGGCTTTATCTAAGGAGTATCAAAAGAGTGCAATGAATGTTCCTTATTATCAGTTCTTGATAGTCAGAAGATTCTGTAAATGCAACTTCGGAAAGCTTGATACAACCACCTACGATATTGATAATCTCGGCAGGCTTAACTTTGAAAAAGTTGAATGCCCACTGCGAGGAGAATGTAAGAACGAAGGCATTATTTGCAGCCCAAAGTTTAACTCCAAGCTCTCTCCTGCCGAAGAAAGGGTAATGAACCTTATCTATCAAGGTTTCACAAAAGAAGAAGTTGGTGAAAAGCTTTGCCTCTCTCCGAACACAATTAAACAGCATGTCAGATCTGCTTACTGCAAGTTAGGTGTTCACGATAAGGGCGAGTTTGTAAAGCTAGCTAAAGATAATGGATTTTTTAATAATTTAAAGCACTAAGAGCAATGAGTATGATTAAAAGAAGCAATGAAATTGCTATTCAGAAAAACGTTAAGATGATGGTTTACGGACAGGCAGGTATGGGTAAGACAACTTTTGCCCTCTCAGCACCTAAGCCTTTGTTGCTTGATTTCGATAATGGTGTCAAGCGTGTTAATACCGCACATTTGGATGATAATGTCGGTATCGTACAGGTTTCTAGTTGGCAAGATATTCTCAACTTGCTCAACTATAACAAGAAGGACTTGGAGGAGTTCGATACCATCGTTGTAGATACTATTGGAAAGATGATTGACTTCATCATCGCTTACAGATGCAATGGTCGCAATCCTCAGATACAGGATTGGGGCACCATCAATAACGACTTCAAATGGTTCACCTCATCTTTGTCACAGCTTAACAAGAACATCGTCTTTGTCGCACATCGTGACACACGCAAGGAAGGTGAAAGTACTGTGTATATCCCTGCACTTCGTGAAAAGAACTACAACAATATCGTTACCGATTTGGACTTGCTTGGCTATCTCGAAATGAGAAGTGAGAATGGACAGCAAATCAGAACTATCACTTTTGACCCTACAAGTCGTAACGATGGTAAGAACACCTGTCAGCTTCCTGGTTGTATGCAGATTCCGGTTATTCTTGATGCAAACGGGCAGCCAACCGCTCCTAATAACTTCATCGCTACTCAGATTCTCTCACGTTATCAGTCTATGATAGCTCAGAAAGAAGAAAAGGTCAAGGAGTACAATAAGGCTCTTGAAGAGATTAAGGAGAGTGTTCAGTTGATTACTGACGCAAGAGGGGCAAACCATTTCATCGAGCACATAAAAGATTATGCAAACTTGGGTAACTCCATCATTCTTCATGCAAGAAGTCTGTTCACCGAGAAGGTAAGTGCTTTGAAGTTGGTTTACAATAAGGAGACCAAGCAATACGAAGACCCACAAGCAGCATAAGCTATGGAAGTAGTCAAGTTTAGGTTCTATGCGACGCTTTTGGATGCGTATCAGAACTACCTTGATAGTGACATCATTTGGAGTAAGTATTGGGGATGGTCTGAAAATCCACCCCATACTCCAGAAGAGTTCAAGAAGATACAATTCCAGTCGTTAATAGATAAGATAAATCGAGTATCATTCGATAGTGAAGCTGCTGACAAAGGCACAGCATTCAATGAGGTTATTGATTGTATGGTCCTTCATCGTAACTCGGAGAATATGGATATCCACACCATTTATCAAGAAGTAGAAGAATATCCGTATAGCAAAAGGATTCCTGTCGGTGTAGAAGCAAAGCTGAACGGCAGAAGTTTCTGCTTCCCTATTCGGCTAGTCCGACATTATGCAGCCTACTATAAAGGAGCATTGCCACAGGTTTATATACAAGCTGTCTTGCCTACCATGTATGGCAAAGTAATGCTGTATGGGTATATTGATTACCTTATGCCGTTCTGCACTCATGATCTGAAAACAACACGTCAGTATGCGGTTGGCAATTACAAGAGACACTGGCAACATAAGGTCTATCCTTATGCCCTCATGAAGAATGGTTGTGATGTTTACGACTTCGAATACAATATCTCGGAAATCGGAAAGACGTATTACAGAAACTACACAGAGAGGTATACGTTTAACCCTAAAAGGGATATTCCTCTACTCACTCAACACTGCGAAGGATTGATTAGTTTCATTCAAGAAAACAGAGATTTGATAACAGACAAGAAAATATTCAATTTGGTTTAATATGGCAGAAGAAAAGAACACCAATATCGTTGCACTCCAAGAAAAGGATGTGCAATTGGTGGTAAGCAAAGAAACTATCGGCCAGCTTACCACCAATATCAAAGAGGTTAAAGCTAGAGTTGAAAAGGCTTTGCCTATGTATGACATCAGCAACTATAGCACCGATGATATTCCAAAGTGCAAGGAAGACAAGGCTTTACTCAACAAGGCAGCTAAAGCACTTGACGATAAGCGCAAGGAGCTTGAAAAGGTTTGGAATAAGCCTTTTGAGGAGTTCAAGACAACCTGTAATGATACGTGCAAGCTTATCAAGAATGCGGTATCTCTCATTGATGGCGTAATCAAAGAAGATGAAAATCGTACCAAGAAAGCTAAGAGAGAAGAGATTGAAAAGCTTGCCGAGAAATGCGGAGTAGAAACCATCGGCATCAAACTAGACCTCATCTTTGATACAAAATGGCTCAACAAGACAACTTCAATGAAGTCTATCGAAAAAGCTATCACTGAAAAGGTTGATAACATCAAGAAAGACCTCGAAACCTTGAAGTTATTTGCAGAAGATTACGATGCACTTGCCGCCCGATACAAGGAAAATCTCAATCTGCAGGAGACTATCGCATACGCAAACAAGCTGAAAGACCAGCGTGCTAGCTCAGTGTCCCCTAGTAAGAAAGAAACTGCAACACCACCTCCAACATCACCTCAGAAGGAAGTCGCGGAGAACAATGCAGCCGAGCAACAGGAAGAGAAGCCAAAGAATGGTAAGATGTCTTCTAATGAAGAAGATGCCATGGATGCTTTCGCTGCCGCTATGGGACAGTCGGTTGCACCTCCTACTCCAACCGAGACACGTACTTACGTTTGTACCGGTACAAAAGAGGCAATGGAATGTTTGGAACGCTTCATGCGTGACAATGGTATCACTTTTAATGTTCAGTAAAAATGGCATTTCAAATTAGTGGAATTATTCAGCATATAGGGAATACGGAGAGTATTCCCTATCAAGACAAAGTCTTCAAAAAAAGAGAGCTTGTCTTGGATTGCTCCTATCGTAACCAGTTCACAGGGCAGATAGAGAGAGCAAACTATCCAAAGTTCGAGTTTACAGGCAATCACGTTGATGATTTGAACGGCTTCAATATGGGTGATATTGTGACGGTATCATTCTCCTTGAATGGTTCACGCTCAGAGAAAGATGGGCAAGTCAGATACTTCACTAACGTTCAAGGTTATAAAATCGAGAAATATCAATCTCGTTATAATCAGCAACAGGGCGGAAATCAGACCGCACAAGCGGCTAACGGAAATCAGCCAACACCTACACAAGGGGCATGCCAAAGCGCACAACAAGCAGCTATGGAGTCTGCAAGAAATGCAGCAGCACCACCTGCACCTAATTTCCCTCCCGCAGTAGATGAGAACGGAAACCCTATTCAAGGTAATAATGATGATTTACCATTTTAAAACTTAGACTATGGCACTCTATAATTTGAAGAATGTTTACGATAGAAAGAAGTTCAAGGAAGCCTGTAATCAGATGGTTCTGAAGAATGAATACGTTGAACTGAAGAAAAAGAACACTCAACGTTCTTTGGCTCAGAATAGCTACCTGCATTGTCTGTTAGGTTACTTTGCTTCTGAATTTGGTTTTACCCTCGAAGAAGTTAAGTTTGATATTTTTAAGAAGATATGCAACAGAGATATATTCGAGAGAAAGCGAATTAACAGAAGGGGACAGGAGATTACCTACATCAGAAGTAGTACTGAACTCGATAAGGCTGAAATGACAACTGCAATAGAAAGATTCAGAAATTATAGTAGTGCTCAGTGTGGGCTTTACCTTCCTGCACCTCATGAAGGTGAAATGTTATTTTTTGCTCAACAGCAGATTGAGCAGTGCAAAGAATTTATGTAATTTAAAACAGAAAATATTATGTTAGCAGATTTGGATGGTCACAGACCAGAGAAGATTGAGTTTTGTTTGACAGAAGCTCAGAAAGAAATGTTCAAAGACGTGTTGGTACTTTGCGAAGGTGCAAAGAGTGCAGACGAACCTATCAAGGTTCTGCATGACAAGTTCAATGCTCTCTTCCCAGACAATGAGGTTGTTGACCGCAAGTATGATGATTTCGAGATTCACGCTATCCGTGAAGAGTACTGCATCAAGCAGGAGAATGATGTGCCAAAGCGCAAGGAAGAGTTGGAAACCGTTCTTGCTCAGATCAAGACGATGAAGAAGAATGCCGAAGAAGCATACGCATCAGCACTTCTTGAAGTCAGTGATTTGGCAGCAAGAGTTAAGAATGGCATCACGGATTTCCGCTTACCTTCTACTAAGACCGCTCGTATTGCTCTCAATGGTCATTACCTCTTCTTTGCTTGGGTAGAAGATAAGTTCCAGCTTTGCAAGGTTCAGAAAATTCCAGATTGGGATAGAAGCGGCTTATGGAGCCAGGAAGATGTCAATCAGCAGGCTATGAAGGAAGTTTTCGGCATCGAGTTCCCCGAAGTAGAAAAACCAAAAACAAAGGCTGAGGAGCAGACTGATGATAATGACCTTCCTTTCGGTGATGATGATGAGAATGGTAATGATGAAGACGAGTAATCATGTACACACTCAGACCATATCAGAAACAAGCAAGTGATGCTGCCGTCAGAGCGTTCACAGGCAAGACTAAGAAGAATGGACTTCTTATCTTGCCTACGGGCGCAGGCAAGTCGCTTGTAATCGCAGATATTGCAAGTAAGCTGGATAGTCCGCTACTCATCTTTTGTCCGTCAAAGGAAATTCTAGAGCAAAACTTCGCTAAACTGCAAAGCTATGGTGTTTTTGATTGTGGAGTATATTCCGCTTCTGTTGGTTGCAAGGATATAAACAGAATAACTTTTGCTACCATCGGAAGCGTTATGAACCACATGAAAGACTTTCAGCACTTCAAGTACGTAATGGTTGATGAATGCCATCTTTGTAATGCGAAAGGTGGACAATACAAAACCTTCTTCGAAGCCGCGGATAGACAGGTTATCGGCTTAACAGCAACACCATATCGACTAGGAAGGGGACTTAATGGCAACTCGATGCTAAAGTTCCTTACGAGAACTAGACCAAGAATATTCGATGAGGTTCTGTACTATTGTCAGATTTCAGAATTGCTTGCAAAAGGTTATCTTGCCGATTTGAGATACTTCGATTGCACTCAGCTAGATATGTCTAATGTGCATGCCAACTCAACAGGAAATGACTTTGATGAAAACTCCCTTAAATTGGAATATGAACGAAGCGGATTCTATGATCAGCTTACTTCCACTACCCTACGTGTATTGAAGCCAAAGAATAAAATACCGAGAAAAGGAGTTTTGGTCTTCACTCGATTCACGGAAGAAGCGGAAAGGTTGACAGATAAACTGCAACAGAAAGGTATTAATTCTGCAATCGTTACAGGCGAGACTCCAAAGAAAGAACGTGAAGCTATCTTGGAGAAGTTCAAGGATGGCACCATAAAGGTTGTCTCTAATGTCGGAGTTCTCACCACAGGATTTGATTATCCCGCACTTGACACGGTTATCTTGGCAAGACCAACGAAGTCTTTGAGTCTCTACTATCAGATGGTGGGACGAGCTATCAGACCTTTCAAGGATAAAGACGGATGGATAATCGACCTTGGCGGTAGTTTCCGTTCCTTCGGAAAAGTCTCTGATTTAAGAATAGACCTAGAGGTGCAAGGTTCATCAAGATGGTGTATCAAGTCTCTAGGTAAACAATTAACTAACGTAAGTTTTTGAATTATGAAAATTGAAGCAAAACAGATTAATGAGTGGGTTAAAAAAGCCTACGATAATGCTGTCAAACATGGATGGCATGAAGAAGAAAAGACTAATGCGCATTGGTTGATGATGGTCTGCACAGAAGTAGCAGAAGCCGTACAAGCTGACCGCAAAGGAAACTATATGGACGACCTTGACAAAGAAGGTCTTAAAACCGTACTTGCCAACGACCATGGTGGCAGTTTGTTCAATAAATACTACTCTGATACCATCGAGGGAAAAGTAGAAAGCGAGTTGGCAGATATTTGTATTCGTGTTTTTGATTTGATGGGTGTTTGTGATGTTGAGGCAAAGGACGGATTTTCCACATTTGACTCTGAGGTTAAGTATGCTAAAGAGCATAGTTTTACCGAAAATGCCATCATGGTTACTAGAACTATCGTTTCGTGCAACCTTAACTCATCTATAAGTGTAAAGGCAGAAATGTTCTGTGTCTTATATAAAAGTATTCTTTCCTCCGTTTTTGAATGGGCAGAAGCACTTGGAATCGACCTCGTTCAGCACATCAACTTGAAGATGCGTTATTATAACGAAAGCAGAGAATACCATCACGGAAATAAGCTGTATTAAAGAGTCCTATGGTTATGAATAAATACTATTTCAACCGCAAGCCAAAAGCGGCTCAAACCGAAAAAAAAGAGGCAAAAAAGACTACTTCTAAGAGCAAACCTAACTTGGTTAAAAAGCTCGATCGGATATTCTCTCTTTATATCCGTTTGCGTGATGTCATGGCTAATGGTTATGTTCGGTGTATATCCTGCGGGCAGATAAAGAGCTTTGAAGATGTGGACTGCGGTCACTTCCATAGTCGCCGCCACATGGCAACTAGATTCAATGAAGATAACTGCCATGCTGAATGTAAATACTGCAATCGTTTCTCTGCGGACCACCTCATAGGCTACCAACGCAACCTCATTCAAAAAATAGGGCAGCAAAGATTTGATTTGCTAAACGTGAAGGCGCATTCTACATGTCACTTCACTAATAGTGAACTAGAAGATATGATTATTCACTATACGGCTGAGGTTAAGAAACTTAGCAGTCTCAAAGGTATCAAAGTTAATATTTGATAATATTTGCGGCAATATTATTTAATCAATAAATAATTTATTATCTTTGCACCGAAGAAATTAAATCTCTGAAACGTGGAACTTTCGGATAAAAAATATTCAGACCTCAATTAGTATTGTTTGGGTTCCACCTGCGTAAGCAGCTAAACAAGAAAGTTGAGGTTTTATTGTACAACTATGGCAGATTGGATAAGACTTCCTCGCAGCATCTTTGATTGGGATTGGTTCGATAAACCCGAAATGCTTTCCCTCTTTCTATACTTGCTCAACAATGCAAAAGAGAAAGAAGTAAAGCATGATGGGATAGTCGAGCATAGAGGACAGTTTTTGACTAGTCTTGGAAAACTCAGCACTACTATAGGTGCAGGAAAACAAGTAGTTAGAACCTGTTTGTCAAAGCTAGTAAAAATGCAGCTAATAGAAGTGAATACGGAAAGATTATATTCCATCATCACTATCTGCAATTATGATGACTATTTTGAAGCTGAGGTCAATAAGCCTAAAAATGAGCTAAAGAATGAAGATACTAAACCAGTAGAAGCACCTAAGGAAGATAAGCCTAAGAAAACGAAAGAGGAGATTGCAGCAGCAACCGAAAAGCGAAAGAAAAAATTCGGTCAAGATTTAGTTCCTTATGTTGCAACTTATGGCAAGGATATGATCAGAAAGTTCTATGACTATTGGTCAGAAACGAATAAGTCCAAAACTAGGATGAGGTGTGAGACTGAGAAAACATGGGATTTAAATCTAAGGCTACAAAATTGGGCAAGACGAAATAAAGACTTCGGAACAAAGCAATCTGGTACGGCTCTACATAATTCGGAAAACAAAGATTATAACGAAGGAGGATGGTAATTATGAATGTAGATTTCAATCAAATTATTCAAAGATTCGAGAAGGGAGAAGACTTGTTTCTCGCTGACAAGGTGAGAATAAGGATTCCTAACGCAGAACAAAGGCTTCGTGGGGGGCTAGACTATTTCGTTGATAAATACACCTGTGGGGAAGTTCCTCATGCGAAATGGCTAGAGAATAATTATCGTCCTATCGTTGATTGGATGACAGACAATAAAGGAAAGGGGCTTCTTATTACAGGTGGGTGTGGTCTCGGAAAAACTCTGATAGGTAAGCATATACTTCCTTTACTCCTTCAAGACTCTTGCAGAAAACTTGTCAATATCTTTACTGCCCAGGAGTTGAATACAAAGATTGATGAGATTCTGAAACTCCACATCATTTATATTGATGATATTGGCACAGAGGAGGTGTCGAAGGTTTATGGTAATGTACGATGTACATTCTCTGAGTTATGTGATGCAGCAGAGCAAAAGGGGAAGCTTCTCATCATTACCACCAACTTAACTGCAAACGAACTCGAAGCAAAATATGGAGAACGAACTATAGATAGGTTAAAAGCCATCACTAAGTTTGTTCCTTTCACAGGTAAATCATTAAGAAAGTAGATATGGAAATTAAAGAAGACAAAGATTTCTTGTTTGCTACAAAGCAAGCTAGATTAGCAACCTTCCTTGAAAATGATGAGGAAAGAAGAATGTTTAGAAACGCCATTTACAACGCTATCAAGTGGGGTAAAAGACACTAGTATATAATCTATAAACAAAAGAGCAATGAAGATGTTACAAGACGTTACAGATTGGTTCAAGGCTGAAATTCTTGGCGACCAATCATTACAACAGGAGAGAAAGAAACTGAAATCACAGAAAGATTTCGAGAAGCGTATTAATGAAGCAGCTCGCCATGTCTGCCTCTCAGATCGTCCTAATGATGATGGGGCTCCATATCCTGTTATCTGCATAGATGACACCGTTATCTATAAAATCTGCGAGAATCCTCGAATCGAGAAAGGAGAAATCAGCCTTGAAGATGTAGGGGAAGTTTTGGTAAGGCAACGCATTCATTATGCAGAAAACAATCTGAATTACAGATAGTTATGCGGTTTAAAAGTTAAATAAAGTTGCTAAAAAGCGATTAAAGAAAGTAACGTTTGGTCAATCCAAAATTTCTTTGTATCTTTGCATCAGTTAATTAAACAACAAATAAGTTTAACAATTAAATGATAATAGCAATGAAAAAGGTAAAGTACGTTATTAAGGCAACAAAGTTCAAAGATAACACATACGAAGATGTTGTTTTTGAAAATTATCCACTCAGTCAAAAACAAGAAACATTCAGCGATGTAAAGCACATCTTAGATTTGGATTTCGAGAATGCTTTAGACGAAGGCAAGAAAGTTCAGTATGACGGAGTAGAGCTTGATATCTTCAATGAAGATGGTACAATTCTCAAAGAATGGATTCAAGACGTAGCATAAAGGTAATGGGGTGACTAACCATCACTCCACAATATATAGAGCAATGAAATACGAAGAAACGTTTAAATCCGAAGTAGCTTCAATTGAAGCTATGCTTTACAAAGCAAAACAACGTAGAAAAGAATATGGTGCATTGAATGCCATGATATACATGAAAGGATGGCTTAAAGTTGTCTACGAAGAACTGAACGATTTCACATTGACTTAACAAAAGATATGAAACATGTATGTAGTAATTGCATATCTTCCGATATATGCTATTGTGAAGGCAAGAAGCCTAATGACACTTGCCATCAATGGGAATGGAGATATACAGGTTTATGGTTTGATAATTAAAAAATAAGACAATGGGAAAAGAGAAAGTTACAGTAAACGATTTGAAGGTTACACTCTCAGAGCTTGGTGTAACATCTGGCTTGAAGCAGGAAAAGATTATTCAACGCCTGCAGGTCAATGGCTGCTTGATTGCAATGGTAACAGATGTATTGGATCAGCTTATCAAGGATGAACAGGGCATGTTTAGGCTGTTAAGCGTTCGCTACAAGCAAGAGCAGAAGATGCACTACACTCAAATGCAGGATGCAGCCAAAAAGTACTACTTCCATTTGAAACCCTTTAATAAGAGTTTCTTCGGTGATGAGAATATTTGCGCCAACCTGGAGGATAACGCAAATGACATCTATGAAATCATCAAGCTTCTTGCGGACCACACTAACGACCACAAGGATATGGAAGTGATTAAGAGAAACCTCAGAAAAAGAAAGTTGAACCATCATATTTTCGATTAAGATTATGTCAGTATATAAAGCAAACGTAGATTTATCAGACTTATTTCACGATATGTCTTACAATTATCAGAAAAGCTTCCTTGTTGAAGAGTTCTGTTCTTTACCTATAGAACATCAGGTAAAAGTTGTTGGCGAAATGCTGAAGAACCTTAATGGCGATCAGACAGCCAAAGTTATAGAAGACGCTTTTGATAACTTGCATGAGCAAGCACAGGAGCACGTAATCAACTATGTGAACGAATAAGGCTATGATGTCCGACAAACAATATAGAGTTGCTCGCAAGGGTGTTGTTGAGCAACTTAAATTAGCTCAGAGACTTCATTGCAAGCACATGGAGCAGAAGTATAAAGAGGCTTTGGAGAAGTTAGAGAAACGCTTCTTAAAGCCGGATGCCGTGGGCTGCTTCGATTTGGGCGCAAGGGTATCAAATAGTTATTATCATCTTTAAATGGTTAAGATTATGGAAAAGAAAGAATATTCTGTTGTTGAATTTATTCAATATCTCAAAGACAAGCCATATATTAAGCTTTATAAAGCTGCTCGTTTAGCTGAGATTAATATAAGAAGAGAAATGAGAATATTGCGATATTCCCCGTTTTATTTAGATAGAGAATAAATGTATAACATATAAAAAATAATGATGGAAATAAAGGTTATGGGAACAAAAGTAGAAGTAAGAACTATTCCTTTGCATGGATTGTTCGTCCATCGTAAACAAGTTTGGCGGTCACTCGGTAAGCTGAGAGCAGAAAGCCATTCTACGTCAGCGCAAAAGGTGTTTATGAATGAGCATAATACTGAGGTATCAACTGAGAATGCTGATTTCATTGATGGCTTGAAAGTCACTCCTTATGATGGTGAGCTGCCCAAAATATCAAAATACGTTGGTAGTATGAGTTACTACCAGTATTGTTTAACGCAAAAATTGGTTTAGTTATGAAAGAAAAGATAAACATAGCGAAAATACTAAAGGATAAGCCGCAAGGAACTAAGTTGTACGACTTATTACGCAATATAGACGTAAAGTTAGATGAAGTTCACATAACAGATGTTGGCACTTATATTGAATGTACATCAACTAATGAAGTAGGCAGCACTTTTTTGTTTGATTATTCAAAATTAGGTACAGAAGAAAGTTGGCTTGATGGCTTACAGATTCTCCTTCCTTCCAAAGAAATGCGAGACTGGTCTAAGCTCGCTTGGAATACAGGAGACATTCTAGTTAATAAAGATGGAAATGCACATGTTATCTTCGAGGGGTTTGATGATGATACCTACGAAACTTTCAATGGTAATAATTATCTATGGAAAAATGAGGGTATTATAATGTGCTTCGGAGAGTATGAAGACGAATTGCCAACATCAGATTTCAGCAAAGCAAACAAAGAAGACGCTCAGAAATACATCCGCCAAATAGAGAAAAGACTAGGCTATAAGTTAAACTTTGAAACTTTGAAAATTGAAAAGTCTGAGTTCAAGGATGGGGATATTGTCACCATTATACCTCATATTGGAGATAAGCTTATCTATCTTTTCAAAGCAGAAGATGACGAAAAGTATTATGGTCATGCTTTTCTTGACGGTAACATAGCTATTGTTAATGAGGATAGTTATTGCCAAAAAGACTTCTGTACAGCCCGTCCATCTACAGACGAAGAGAAGCAACAGCTCTTCTCAGCTCTCGCAAAGAAAGGCAAGGCTTGGGATGCTGAGAAGAAAGCTATTGTGGGCTTGAAACCAAAGTTTGATGAGCTGAAACCATTTGATAAGGTGTTGGTTAGAGATAGTGAATCAGATAAGTGGCGTGTAAATTTGTTTGGTTATATAGACAAAGATGAATATTATCATTGCGCTTTTGCTAATTGGGTATATTGCATTCCTTATGCTGGTAATGAGCATTTGTTAGGCACAACTAAAGACGTGGAGGGCTAGGTATGAAAGAGCTTAAAGTTGGCGAAAGAGTTGTCTTGGGTATCGTTGTTACTGAGACTATAACTTGTGCGGGTTGCTTCTTTGAAAGTAAGGGTGCTTGTGAAGTTTGGAGAAAATATCCATGCGAAAGTAAACAACGCTCAGACCATAAAAATATAATCTTTAAAGAAGTTGAGGAGTAAAGCTATGAATGGATTATTATCAATGATTAGTATGCAAACTGAATTGGAATACCAAATGAGTGATTTTCCTTTTGGTTCTCCACGTATTAGATTTAATATTCCGAAAGGCAACATTCCAGCCGACAAACAGAAGTGCCAGCCAAAGGAACAGCATGAGTTCACCATCAAGGGAGTTAAGATCATGGCAGCTTCTAAGAAGAATGCTATAAAGAAGTTTAATCATCGTAAAAAGTAAAGTGTATGTTGTACGAAGCAAAACAGGGAAGTAAGGCTTATAAATACATTAAGAGTATTCTCGATGCAGAATTTGAAGAGCATCAAGCCTACATGAAAAGAGTAGAAGAAGCCGTAGGTTTCAAATTTGAAAAATATCAGGGCTATCAGCCTAACAGAACTCTCACAAGAGAGTACGAGATTACCGCTATATGGGTTCTTTCTGAGCGTTACGATACGTTAGATAAGAAGGTGTGGAAGAAGGTAGACGGCGTAAAATTGGAGGACGGTTACTATATAGCTATTGCGCCTAACAAGCGTAGTAAGCAAGGTAAGGCAATAGCAGCAGTACTTACATCATATAAATCCTTTACTCATCATTTCAAGATATTGAAGGAACTGAATATCGAAGTTCCGCACGTCAGCCGATTCTCCATCACCCAGCTTTTACGTCACAAAGACCGCATTTTCGTTTACTTTGATGATAGTATTAGAGCTGAGAAGCAAAATCCAGACTTCGTGGAAATCACGATAGGTGAGTATGAGGATTTCATTAATAGCAAAGATTAGAGCGTATGAATAAATTAGAATATATTCCAGGAGATATAGTAAAAATTGAATATGGAGAAGCTACTGGAAAAATAGGTTTCGTAACAAATACTTTTTTAAGAAGAAAAGGTTACTATAGTCTTGTCGTATTTATTGGTAAAGGGTTTCAAGGTTCTTCTAACGACGATTGGATTCTAACTTATAATGATGGGGTATCTCCGATTCCTATCACTACAGATATTCTAGAAAAGAATGGATGGAGAACACAAAACAGATGGTACTATTACTTAGATGTAGCAGAAGGGTTTATTTCTTATATTGGGATAGACTTTAAGCATAAATCTAATAAAGGTCATCTATATGTAGAGGTTGATGGAAATAATATGGTAGAGATACAATACTGCCACGAACTTCAGCATCTTCTCTTCAGTCTTGGTATTAATCACGAAATGGAGGTGTAGGTATGGCATTAGAAGTTGTAGTTTTAGATAAGGATGAATATAAGGCACTTATTGATAATCAAGCTGACGAAGATGAATTAGAGTATTTGAAAGCTTGCCAATATGCTTTAGAAAGTTTTAATAAAGTCAGAGGCTTATGCCCTAAGTGTAAAAAATCCGTTATAATAGATGGATGGGTTTGTCCTTGTTGTGGGTATGATTCAAGTGGTGAAGAAGAATTATATAAATATGGTGATTAACGCCTTCGGGCACAAGAAGCAAAGCGTATGAATACAAACAGCTATTTACGAATAGAAAATGGATATGATATATCTAAGATAACTGGGGTTATTCCTCAGAATATTGGAGAAGGATTTCAGTTTGATCTTTCTGATAAAACATATACAACTATGGGTAGCTATACTAAAGACAAAAAAAGACTCATGAATATCGAAATTAGTTCTTTTTGTGGTCTTTGTGGTGGAGCAATACATTATTACGCAAAATTGTATATTAAAGTAAGCAATGTGTGTGGTAACAGCTCGGTAAGTGGATATTTGGGTGGAATTGAAATTCCAAATGAATATCAAACCATCAAAGGGGAGTTTGTTAGACCACTCACTCAAAAGGAGATAGATAAGCAACCAGACAGATGGGGCTATTGGTATCAAGTAGGGGATTTAGTTAATGCCTTTGAATCTCTTCAAGAGATCGAGAGTTTAATTAAAAACCTCAAAAAGAAGTTCTCTTCTAAGGAGTGGAAAGTTGAGATAATACGCAATTATTAATTGCCTTCGGGCATAAAAATATGATAGTATGCTTATAAGTGAATTTATTCAACAGCTTCAAGATGTTTACGATGAAGAGGGTGATATGGAAATTGCCATCAAGATAGATGATAACGACTTAGGTTCTGAACCTATTGTTGTGAAATCTACTATTTATGAACAACTTTATATAGTTAATTCCTAACCGCCTTCGGGCACTAAAATATAAGTAATATGACAGAAATAGAATTATACAACGAATTACATAATGTAGAAGGTCGTTTAAAGAAATTGGATTCGCAAATATTAGAGCTTCGCATAAAGAAGAATGATATAATGAACGACTTTCTTAGTTTGTTACCTTTTCAGAAAGGTGACAAGGTGAAAGATAAAAATGGCAATATCTTTTTCATAGAACGTCTAAAAGATGCTATGTTTCTCGGCAAGAATAAAATCGATGTTCATTTTCTTATCCGAAAAATAAAGAAAAACGGAGAACCTTACAAAGACGTAAACGAATCTTGGGGAATTGATTATTTTTCCCTAGAGAAAGTAGTAGAGTAATAACCATCCTGTAATGGAAATAAATAGATAGTAATATGAATACAGAAAAATTAGAAAGAGCAAATATCTTAGCCAAGAGTTTAATTCCTAAAGTAGATGAACTCTTAAATATGTCTTCAAAATCAAGCAGTGGTAGACTTGGTGATGCTATTTGGGGGCTTTCAGAATGTGATGAAGAGTTTAAAACCAAACTCAAGCAGCTTCTGAATGAAACAAAACAGAGATTTCAGAAAGAGTTTGATGAACTTTAGTAAAACTAACCATCCCTTATGGGATATAAATATAAGTAATATGAAAAAGATTATTTTGGCAGCCTTAGTCGTTGCAAGTTTGTTCGCTTCTTGCTCTAGCGAGAAGACTTTTAAAAAGAAAGATGGCTCTACGATTACAGCAAAGCCTTATGGCTGGGCTAGTAAGGAAAACAAAGTAGAAGGTGTTAACTACGAGTTGAATGCTCCAGATGTTCTAGCATCTATCATCTTCGCCCCATCTGTTATCGCTCCAGTTTTGCTGACAGCTTACGATGTATGGGAGCCTGTTTCATATATAGAACCCTCTAAGTAACTAACCATCCTCTATGAGGATATAAAATAAATTGATATGAAAAAGTACATTGGAACAAAAGTTGTGAATGCCACCCCAGCGTGGCGAGTTGATGGCAAAGTGTATCTCAAAGATGAAGCTGTGCCAAAATCTATGAATCGTGAAGACGGTTACAAGGTAGTCTATGAGGGCGGATATGAAAGCTGGTCTCCTAAGGACATGTTTGAGAAAGCCTATCGTGAAGTAGGCTCTGTTAACTTCGGTGGAGCTATTGACTTGCTGAAGGCTGGTCTTGCGGTAAGACGTAAGGGATGGAATGGCAAGGGCCTGTTTATCGTTAAGCAGGTTCCTTCACACATTGAAGGTGACATCATTCCTAATATGCAGTCACTCCCTCAGTCTGCTAAGAGTATCTTGATGAGTCGTGAGAATCCTCACATTGACTACACCAATCAGATGCTTATCATCAACCCTGATGGAAGAGCAGATTCTTGGGTTCCTTCTTCTAGTGATGTATTTGCGGAAGATTGGGAAGTTGTAACAGATTAACTAACCACCCTCTCCTGTAAAAGGGAGAGGGCAAAAAGAAAATAATATGGCAGAGATTATTTACTTTGGAACAAATGGGTGTTCCGGTCATTATCCTATTGGCATTGACCAAACGCTGACAGGGGCAGAATATAATATGTGGTGTGAGTGCGATAATGAAACTTGGATAAATTATATCCGAAAGAATCCTGGTCGCCACGTTATCAAACATCACGGAGAGGTTTATACAAATTATGGTGTTCCGTTCTCTGTAGATGAAGACAGAGTTGGTGACCATACCGAACTTTTTTGGAAAGGCATTCATACAGAAGAAGAAATCGTCAACTTGATAAAGAATAATCAGTTTTTGGCAATGCAATTCAAAATGGATGAGGCAATTAAAGATGTGGCAACAGTTTGTGGTGTCAGGTACAAAGATATTAAATCTGCGATAAACATGACACAAGTATTCGCAGGTGGTAAAAAGAAGAGAATATGAATGCAAATAAAATAACATTAGCTGGCTATATTGTATATCTCCAAAGTATGTATAAACGATATGGCAATATAAGTATTGCGCAACTAAAGCATATAGAAAGAATCAGAAAAAAAGGAGGATAAGCAATGAGTAAAGTAACTGCAATTAATATAATTATCAAAAAGAAGAATCAATTAAGAAAGCATAAAGAGGGATATGTTTCTTACATTAATATTGATGAAGTTCTTGTGTGGTTGAACGATATTCAAAAAGAATTGGAGGATGATTATGACTAGAGAAGAATTACAAAATAAACTTGGCGATGCTATCTGTGAATATTGCAACAAGAACATTATTTCAGAACATAACATCGGCATAGGTTGGCTTTGCGAAGGTCAGTTTTGTGAGGAAGCACAAGATGGCTACGCAGCAGAAAATAACATAGAATTGGAGGACTAAGTATGATACAAAAACAGACATGGAAGGACGAAATCAGAATTTTAATAACTGATGAAGAAAATCTTGGTTCTGTTCAAATATCCATTCCGCTTTATGTTAGTGATATTTTCGGCAAAGCTGAAGCTCTAATATATGCACTTTGGGTGGACGTTGTTCATAGGAGAAATGGTGTTGCGCAACGCCTATTACAACTAGCAGAGCAACAAGCTAAGTTGAATGGAGTGAAGACAATCGGATTAGAATTTAACAAAGATGAATCTGATAGCTTTGTTCTAGATTGGTATCTCCGCAGTGGTTACAAACCATTTAATAAGAAAAGTAATTTATTGATCAAGAAATTAGAGGATTGAGTATGAACAATAAAGTTAAAGAAGCATTGGGTAGTGCAAGCTACCTTACATATCACTGGAGACAGTACTCCTTTGAGCAGCTTGAAAAAGAAATGGTAAGAGTGTGTGGATTGTGCCACAAAGCATTGGGCATTCCACAAGATGATAGCGTTACAGACTTCGAGCGAGGTCAGTGGTCAGTTATCCAAAATGTGATTGGCTACATCAAAGATTATAGCTCAGCAGCACAACTTTGCCGAGAAGCTGGTATCGGTTATAAGAAGATAAAGGCTCTTCAGAAGGATTGTGGTTATAGCTACAAGGAAGAAGTTAATGACTTCCTAAAGGAAAGTCGTAATTGTGGAACTGATTTAAAATTGGAGGAATAGTTATGGAAATTAATGAAAAAATAAATGAAATAATTCAACAAGCAAAAGAAGAAGGAGCTTATAAGGAAAATTTTGACGCATTTGAACAAGAGGTATATGACCAAGGTTTTCATGATGCAATTTATTTCATGCTGTGGAATCCAAGCGAGCGAAGTTGTTCTAATTGTCAGTATCAGAACAGTAGACAGCTATGTGGGGAAGAGTACTGCGGGCAAAAATACTGGAGACCAAAATTGGAGGAATAGTTATGGATAAAAACGTTTGTGATAATACATTAGTATTTGGTAGCTGCTATGCTAGAAGTTGTATTGAAGTGCCTTCTTTGAAGGCAGGAAAGGCTAAATGGAAGGCTTTTTATGATAGGTTCCCTTGGCTTAAAGGTCAACCTTTCTATCTTAGACGTTCATGCTTCTGGGATGGAGGTGAAAGAAATTTGAAGGCAATAAAAATAAAACTTAAAAAGATATAGTTATGGCATGGGTAGTAGTTGATAAAATCGGTGAGGAATTAATCTCACGATCAGAACCATTTAGAGTTGGAGACTATTGGATTGGTTACTCTATATTTCATCTTCCAAAGGGAAGTATTAAGAAACTCATCGGAAAAGATTTGTCTTATGACGATGAGCCAGTAGAACTTAAATAAGAATAGCTTATGTATAGACCAATTACAATGTATCAGATTGTTTGCGATAGATGCGGAGAAGTATTTGGAGGTACAGATACTTGCTCTGCACTATTCTACGACAAGAGTACTGATATTGAAGACTTCTCAAATTGGAAAATGATTGATGGTAAACACTATTGTCCCGTGTGTTATGGGGTGAGGTCATTGATGGAGTGTATAACGTTAAAGCAAAATAGATATGAAGATAGAAAATATCAAATTTAGGGCTAAACGTCTTGACAACGGAGAATGGATAGAGGGGGAAATTTCTCATTTCGAAAATACTATATGGATAGTACCCATTGATCATAAACCATTCTATTCGGGATGTGCAGAAGTCGATCCAGGTACTATCTGTATGTTCACAGGACTGAAAGACAAGAACGGAACACCTATCTATGAGGGGGATATGATTATGCACAAAGATAACAATGCGGAAAGAAGAGGTGATATTAATTGGGATAGTAAAGCTGCTGCTTTCTGCTTTGGGCAAGATTTCTTAGTTCACTACCCTTCTGAAGATATGGTTGTTATTGGTAATAAATTCGATAAGTAGCGTATGAAGAATAAGATATTAGATTTAATCAAATCAGCCGTTTTGCTCATTTTGATTTTCTTAATAGGTGTAATTGGTTTTAGAGTTTCTTTCAGCTTAGGAACTCCACACGCAAAAGAAGAGTTTAATATAAAAATATTCACCAAGAAAGGGCATGACTATCTGATAGTAGACACGAAACACGGAGTTTGTGTTATTCACGCCGAGAGCTGCCCTTGTAATAAAAAGAAGTAGCCTATGAAGATTAGACAAGCCAAGAAGATAATGAAGCGTTGCTACGGAAGTCCTCGCTATATAAGGATGATATTGGATGGTTTGAATGTATCGAAAAAACTGCCTAAGATTAAGCAATACTGGGAGCCTAGATGGGCTTTGTATTATGCTAGCAAAGGTGGTGGCTATGGCAGAGTTGACCATCGTATCGTAAAGGCTGAAAAGATTTCTGCAAGATATTCTCGCAAGCTAATGAATCACCTTACCAGGTGGGCTGGCAAAACTCATTTCGAAATTAGAGATATACTAAGCAGTGCAAATAAACTAAAAAGATATGACTTATGATAAGAGAAAGATATTATTACGCAGTAGCCGCCTTCATGCGTAAGGATGGCAAATTAACCTATACCTCAGTTACGAGCTCTGTTAAAGGTGAAGAGAAGGATATTGATTTCTATCCTATCATGAACCTCATCACGGACGTAGAAGAGAAATTCAAGGATGATATGGTTAGCGGTACAACTCTCATACATAGCGTTATTGAGATTAGTAAAGAGGACTATGATGCCTACAATGATCGTATTACTAAAATTAACGAGAAGGAGGGTTAGCACATGACTTTTTTGAATATTACCGTAGGTGAGAAGGAGTTTGATGAAATCAAAGAAGGCAAGGTAGGACTAGTATGTTTACCTTGCACTCCACTTTGGTGTCATACATTAGTCGATGGTGTAAAGAGGGAGGAAAGATTAGACCAATTAACGGCTAGATTAGATAGTAATGGCAAACCTCATATTCAGTATGGAAATTCTGTTGACCATTACTTTAAGAAAGTTGATTATGTTCAGCTTTCCTGTAAGGTTGGTTTTCAAATAAGAGTTCTCGTTAAGGATTGCGCAGGTTTCAGTATTGAGACTACTCAAACGAAAAAGGACAATGGCTTTGTCGAGTTTAAGCCAAAAAACTTTGTTGTTCATCTAAAATAAACAAAATATGATTATGAAACAAGAAATGCAGAAATCAATCTCCAAGATTCAAACAGCAGTCGAAACTCTGACAAGACAGAAAGTTATCGATAAAAATGTGTATGATTTTGTCCATGGAGAAATCAAATCTCTTTCGGAAAGTGTGGAGAATATAGAGGAAGTAAATAACCTAGATGAAACACTCCTTACCTTCACAGATAAGGAGGAGTATGTAAACCAGCATATCAACCTTGCTGATACATCTGTACTTTGCAAAGAGTTGAGTAGAAGAAAAGACATTGGTGACGATTTCTTTGTAGTAGCAACAGAGGGAAAATAAGTTAGCTTATGGAAAGATTAACTAAAGTAATGGATAAGTATTTATCCGAAGCTAAGAAGAAGGTACTGACTCTCACAGTCAGCAAGCAATGGTTCGATATGATAGTGTCGGGCGAAAAGAATGAAGAGTATCGGGTAATTAAAGGTTTTTGGATGAGTCGCCTTCTCCTTATTAAGGATGAGGAATTCAAAGATTTCGATAAGTACGATAAGCTTCATATCGGTAAGACATTTGAGATGCTTATAGACACCAATACTATCAAGGAGAAACTGAATAATGGTACAATGAAGTTCGTACCATTCACTCACGTTCTCTTCAAGAACGGCTACTATGACGATAGCCCAAAGGTCGTGAAGGAAATTGAGAGTATCACCATCGGCAAGCCTAAGAAGGAAATGTGTCCAGACAAATGGTTGGATCATGAATTTTTCATCATCAAGTTCAAGTAATATGGATAAAACAACAGAGCTATCATATAATCACCTCATTTCGCAACTCAGAAAAGAAAACGCTGATTTGAGGAATGAGGTGCGAGAATTAAGGAAGTTGCTAACAAGAAAAGGTGACAAACCGCCTAATTAACACTCCGTAACACCATGTTAAAAGCAGTTTTTGCGTTTTTCTTGTCAAATTAGCTTCCTGTAGTTTTCGGTAACATTAGTTAAGTTAACGAAACGGCAAATACTTCACATAAGCCTTTCTAAGCTGTTCTATTTTCTTCCCCATATCCTTATACCATTTTTCAGAAAAAGCCTTATATAGAGGAAAATAGGCTTTATTTAACACTCTAGTTATCAATAAGTTATATAAAGTTAAGCAAGAAAAATAATGAGGTTAAAATTTGGTCAAATGCAAAAAAATGACTACCTTTGCACTAACAAAAATAAATAATAACAATTTAAAGATAAGAGCAATGAAACAGACAGTAAACGTATCAAACAAAGCTGAGGTTGTAGCAGCAGTTACAAGTGATTTTGATGGAGGTTATAACTATTTCGAAGGTGACATTCGTAAGGGTAATCTTAGAGCGCATGTAGTTAACTGCTTCTATGGTAACAAGTTGAGAATCCAGATTACCTATTGGGAAGATGGCAAGAGCGTGGCTGTTGAAACCGCTTCAACATGTTCAACAGCAAAAGGGATTGTTAGTAAGGTTTCTAAATTCTTAAACGTTAAGTAATCATGACAGCATTAGATTTCAATGATAGAGGACAAGCTTTCGTTTCATTCGATGAGTTCAACAACTATATGAATGAACGTCTGGAAGAAGGTGATTACACCAAAGAGAAAGACGGAATCACTTACTACTATAATAGTGGCAGTTGTCTTATCGGCAAGTATGACAATAACGAAGGTTTCGGAATTACTTATTAATAAATACAGCCCTCGACACCGCGGTAAAGTCACAGCGTATGAAAAATATTTATGGAAAGACCATTAAGCCAAAGTACGAGGTCGCTCTTAAACAACATGTTAAAGGAAGTGTGGATGACGATTATGAAAGTATAGAGTTCCATTCCGCTAACAACTATTGGGAGTCAGTCCGTATGGCTAAGAAGTATTCGTTTGGCATCGGTTCAGAAAATAAACGCTTTGCCGAAACCGATAAATTGGACGCTGGTCTTGCGCAAGTAACGGTAGTTTGTTATTATTCAGACGAAACATCAGACTACAACGAAGTATGGCAAGAAGAATATATTAATGGCAAGAAGACGGTAAGATATTAGTTTTGGGCATAACGGATAGAAAGATAAAAAGGTAACGACTGGTCCAACCAACTAGTCACAATAAGAGCAATGAAATGTTAGACAGAATAAACATTCACTTTAAGAAAGCAGTTAATGCTGTATTGGTAAAGGTTAACAGAATACATAACAACACCATGTCAGTATACGTTAACAAAAAATGTATGAATATCGCCATGTTTGATAATAATTCTAATGTTTTTTATGCAGACATGATAAGTGATTATTTAAGCAAGGATGAAATCCTTCAGAAGTTAGATAACTTCAACAAAATGTATTACGCATGGGTGCAACTTCAAAAGAAAGGAGGTCGCCATGAGTAAGGAGTACATTGGAACAGATTGCTATAATCGCAAGATGGAGCTTTACCATATCGGCAATGAAGTTTATTGCGACCACATCAAAAACGGAGTTGTCGTCAAGACAAATAGCATCACTGTAGATAACCGCATTCTTGGATTGTTTAGCAGTCCTCATACAAGCGGAGCATATATCTACGATGAGATAGCAAGAATGTATGGCAAGAAGTTATAATAACTGCATATAAAAAGTAAGAGCAATGAAGACAGACAACGTTTTAGAGCATTTCGCTGAAATGATGATTTCACGAATGCAAAAGATGAAGGCAGGAGATTGGAAGATGGGTTGGTTCACCACATCTTATGGTGGTAACCCAGTGAACCTTGGAGGGCGTGAATATAATGGAATGAACTCATTCTTCCTGTTTCTCTGCATGATGGACGAAGAAAGATTCAAATATCCTATCTTTGCTACCTTCAATCAGATAAAGGCATTAGGAGCTAGTGTGAACAAAGGAGAGAAAAGCTTCCCTGTTCTGTTTTGGTCCATTCAGTACAAAGACAAGAATGGAAACAAAATAACAGAAGACAGCTACAACGGAATGACTCGATCAGCCCAACTAGAATGCAAAGTTCAGCCTTTCTTGAAGAGCTACAATGTGTTCAACCTCAGCCAAACCAACCTCGAAGAGATAGCACCTAAGACGATACAAAAGTTGAAGAATAAGTTCAGTCTCAAAGATAAGAATGAGTTACCGACAGACACGGCAGGTATGTACGTCAACGAGAAAATTGATGATATGCTTCTTTATCAGAAGTGGCTCTGCCCTATCCGCTACGACAAGTATTCAAGTGGAGCTTTTTACAGAGTTGGGGTAGATGATATTACAACACCTCTTAAAAGTCAGTTCAAGAAGGGCAATACAAAGCAGGAGATATTCGAGGATGGACAGGAATACTACTCAACCCTTCTACATGAAATGGTTCACTCAACAGGTCACAAGTCTAGATTGAATAGAGGGTTTGAGGAAGAGAAAGGAGAAAAGGACTATGCAAGAGAAGAGTTGGTTGCAGAGCTTGGAGCAGCTCTTATCGGAAACGTCCTAGGCTTTAGCAGTCGCATTTTAGATAATAACGCTGCTTACCTAGATGGTTGGATCAGCAAGCTTAAAAAGCAACCAAAGTTCATCGTTTCTGTTTTGACAGACGTAAACAAGGCAGCTAAAATGGTATTAGAAATCGTGAACAAAGAAAAGGCACAATTACTAATGCCTGCATAAGATATTTTATTGCTCTATCTAAGGCGGTATAAGCGGATTTGCTTGTATCGCCTTTATTCATTATCATCAAAAACATAAAAAGCTCTATAAGCGAAAATAAATATGCAATTTCTTGGTTAAATATATTTGTTGATTAAATATTTTTAGTATCTTTGCACCAAAAGTAGTAAAGATATGAACATCGAAGAAATACTCAAGAAAACTGATACTATCAGCCAAAAGATAGAAGAGCTACGCAGAAGGACTGTAATGGTCCCTTTGTGGAGTTATCTTTTGAGTTTATATGAGCCAGCAAGCCATAAGGTAATGACAGATACCATAAGCCTTCGTGATAAAGACAATGGTGAAAAATCATCCCGTATAGCGGTTGCCCTTGAAAAGCTGCTCACAAACAGAATAACAGAATTTACATTCTCTATACCTGTTAAGAGAAAGTACAACACTCCAGAAAATGATATTCAGAGGGAAATCCAAAAGGCATTAGAAAAAATCTACGATTGTGCTCATATTGACAACATGAACTACAAACGTGGACTAGCCTATTTCGCAAGCTGTGAAATCTTCACCATCTGGTATTCTGTTAAGAAGCATAACTCTCTATATGGTTTTGAATCAAACTACAAGTTGAAGTGCAAAACCTTCTCTCCTATGGATGGAGTAAGATTGTACCCTATCATTGATGAGTATGATGATATGCAAGCTATGTCGTTTGAGTATGATAAGACCGTTTCCGATAAAGAGACGATAACATTCTTCGAAACCTTTACAGAAAACTATCATTTCATTTGGAAGAAAAGTAACCTTGGTGAAATGTGGGAGGAAGTAACTGCACAAGTTGATGAGGATGGGAACACTAAGAGTGGTGAGGAAATCATCATCCGTAAGATTCCTGGAGCATACCTGTCTCGACCTCATGCCATCTACGAGGGGCTTGATAATATCCGAAGTGAATTTGAGTATAATGTCAGTCGCAATAGCAACGTGATTGCATATAACTCTGCACCAATCGCAAAAGTCAAGGGTGGCATAGTCGGACAGGAGAAAAAGGGAGAAAGTTTGCGTATATGGAGAGTCGAGAATGATGGCGATATTTCATACGTATCATGGAATCAGTCGCAAGAAGCGGTTAGCGGTCAGAATAAAACCCTCCTCGGATTGTACTGGATGCTTTCTCAAATGCCAGATATTAGCTTTGAGAATATGAAATCTCTTGGTAATATCGGCTACGATGCAAGACAGACGTTGCTCACAGATGCACATCTGAAAGTTCGCATGGAATCGGGCGCTTTCAAGGAGTTCTTTGAAAGAGAGTTCAATGTAATCAAGGCATTCTTGAAGGTCATGAATCCAAAATGGGAAAAGGAGATAGATAACGTCACCTGCGACCACATCATCACTCCTTACATACCAAAGGATGAGAGCTACGACATCACCATCAGACAAAAGGCTAATGGTGGTAAGCCGGTAGAAAGTCAGCTTGAATCCATCGTTAAGCTTGGGCAGTCGCAAGACCCTCAGCAGACAATGGAGGATATTCGACAGGATGAACTTAATGCGGCAGCAGTACAGCAGTCTGCTTTTGCTATGGGTGAACAAACAATATAAACGCAAAAAACTGCACAAGTTATGAAGAAAAAAATCGCAATTTGGCTATTCAAGTTAGCTAGAAGACTCTACCCTATCAGTGTAACTGTCTTCGAACAGAAAGAAATCCTAGAGCCAAAGGTATGTGCCAAGGCTTATCGTATCGACAAGAATTACATTCGCCACTACAAGCGAGACCATCATGTCAAGTCCATGAGAGAAGCTTTGCGTGAGATAACAAAGGAAACTCTCGCACAGGCAAAGAAAGATGTACTCAATACTATCGAATCCAAGATCATGAAGCAGAGAGTATATCAGAAGGATGGCAATACGATTGTAGAGGTAAAGGTTAATTGCTATGTCTCCAAAGAAGAAGGTTAAGCCTATTCCAAAAGAACCTCAGTTCTGCAAATTATGTGCCCACGTTTCCAATCCACGTAATCTTAGTGTTACGGGAGAGCCAACGTTGGGCACTTGCCCTTATGAGGAGTTTGCTATCCTCTATCAAAGGGAATGTGTAAACGAACATTATAAGCCGAAATAAATGAGACCAAATATCCCCAATCAAAAGAAAGCATACGATGCTCTGAACAGACGCTTAGTTAACTACGTGGCACAAGTTCAGAGCATTTATGATAGAATCGCTAGCCAAGTTGCTACTGCTATAGATGGTGTCGGTTATGATGGTTCTGCGGAGTTCTTGTTTGGGGACTATCCAGAACTGAAACAAACCATCAATGGCATCATGACCAGTTATGCTGCACAGATGAATAATCTCATCTATGCAGGTACCACAAATGAGTGGAAAGAAAGTAACATCATGCAGGACCTACTTGCAAGAAAGGTGCTTCGTGCTTATGATTTTGAGAAGGGCGGAGATAAGTACAACAGGTATTTCCAAACTAATTCAGATGCTTTGAAGGCTTTTCAGAATAGGGTTGATAAGGGGTTGTCTGTTTCACAGAAACTATGGTATCAGTCACAAGCCTTGAAAAAGGAGTTGGAGCATACCATATCAACTGCAATAGAAAGAGGACAGTCTGCGGTTGTTCTCAGCAAGCGAATCAGTAAGTATCTGTTAGACTATCCTTCATTAAAGGCTGATTATACAGAAAAGTTCGGAAAAGCCGCTACATGCGCGAATTGCCAATACGTTTCTATACGTTTGGCAAGAACCGAGATAAACATGGCTTACCGAAAGGCAGAGCAGACACGTTGGCAACAATTTGACTTCATCTTGGGATATGAGATTAAATTGAGTAAACGCCATCCTGCACCAGACATCTGTGATGATTTGTTGGGAATATACCCAAAAGACTTTGTCTTCCTAGGTTGGCATCCTAACTGCATGTGTTATGTTGTACCTATTGTGATGAGCGATGAAGAGTACTATGGTTCTCCTTCTATTCAGAAGTCAGCTATGATTTCTCGCACCCCAAAGAACTTTAATGACTGGGTACGCAATAACCGCAGCCGAATCGGGCAAGCTGAAACACTTCCATACTTCTTGAAGGATAACAGAAAGTATTGGCACCTGTCCGTTGAGGACGCGGCTGAGTACCGCCATGCTGACAGAGACGAAAAAGCCATAAAGCTTGCTTGGAAGAACAGAGACTTATTGAAATACAACATAGATGTAGATAATTCTGACATAGCAACATTAAGGCGAAATGCTAAAGCCTATGAAGTTGATATATCAAGCTTTGAAAAATTCCTCACTACACATCAATTTAAAGAGAGTTTTGGAATGCTGACTGATAGTGAACGCTCTGTATTATCAGATATGTTCGACAAGTATGATGACAAGGTTCGTCAAGCTGTAGAGTCTTTCAGCAGGACAAAGAAAAGTTATCTAGCAAAGTTTGATTATAGCTATAATTTCGGCGATTGGATGGATGGCATAACTAATAAGTTTGCAAATATCACTCCTACACAATTCGAACCAGTGAGCAAGATAAAACCAAAGTTGAAGGCTACCTATGATGAAGCTCGTAGGGAACTGCAAGACCTTCGTTCTATTCCGTTGAAGCCTAAGAAGCTAATAGATGATTTCGATGATTGGGAATTGGAGACTGCATTAGACGACCAGGAAGCAGTTATGGCAGGAAAGAAACTCATGCAAAATCTGTATGGTCCAAACATTGATAACGTCAATTCTTGGATAAGAGTAGAATCGGCTCGCATAACAGAAGGCTGGGGCAAGGCTTATGAGGTCTTTCTTGACGAGTATCATAACGGCTTGAAGGAGGTCATGGAAGCTGCTACCCATCTGAACGAATTGAGAACAGCAGATTTGAGTATCATTCCTACAAGATGGATTCCTCGCTTCAATGATTATATCAAGACCATAGAAACTGCAAGGATTGATGTCCGAGGTTATGAAAGGGTTTATCGTGAGATAGAGGGTGCGTACAACATCTACAAGCTGTCTTCAGATCAAGATTTGATTGCGTATGGCTTAGATAAGCTATCCTTCAATACACCTCATACCATCGTGGAAGGCTTTAGAGGTATTGGGCTAAGTCCGACCAAATGGCTCGGAAAGAAAGAGTTCTACGATAGCTTTGATAAGTTTGTTCCTTGTATAAGTCTTGATAAAGGTGAAACTTATTTTTGGCGTAAATATAATCATGTCAGAATAGACTTCAGCGCAATGAGAGAAATATTCAATAACTCGAAATGGTATCGAAAGAAGGTTCAATATCACGAATATGGGCACGCTAAAGCCACGTTACAAGGCGGTTGGGAAGATAGGGTTGATTTTAAGAATCTTTACAAAAAGTTCTTTGATGAATATAATAAACCCGAATATAGATATTTTGGTGAAGAAAATAAACCAAAGTGGAAAATGGTAGATAAGCTTTATGAGGAACTCGATAAAGTTAAAAATAAGAATGATGACATCAAAAGACTATTTGGAACAATATCTGATACTTTACAAGCTTTTGATAAAGAGCATAAGCGCATAAAAGGAATGTCTGGACACGAAACCGAGTACTTCTCATCAGGGGTACATAAATGTCTTGCTGAAATAATTGCGCATCTAAGCGAAAATTATTGGGCAAAAAATAAATACTTCCAAAAGGTTCTACCAAAGTTATTCAACGAAGCTATGCCTATATACGAGAAGTTTTTCAAATTGAGTAAGCCTGCAAAAAGATGAGTGGTAGATTACGGTTCTACCACCCATCTTGATTTTTTCCCAGATGGACCTATTGCTGACTCGTTAGTAATATAGCTCATACCAAAATCGACTTTAGTAACCATGGCTTTACGAATAGATGTCATAATTTGAATCTTCGTAAAACCGCATTTAGAATAATCTTGAAGAGCTAATTCTACTGCACACTTTTGAGCTATACCAGCATTGCCATTGGTATAGTAGCTTATTACCTGTTCGTCTGTAAGTTCGTTCACGGACTTAACAGAGCATTGTTCTAGATATTCTTTTATATTCATGCTGCAAAGATAGTAAAAGTTTCCCAAACTACAATACGTCCGATTAAAAAGTTAGCAAAAGTTAGCAAACAGACTATAAAGAAGTTTAAAAGTTAAACTATTGTAAGTACTTGAAAATAAGATAGTTGATATTTGGTCAATTCGCAAAAAATGACTATCTTTGCACTATCAAAATAAAAATAACAATTTAAAAGATAAGAGCAATGAAATACGAAGAAACGTTTAAACAACAAATGGTAGTAATTGAAGCCATGGTAGAAAAAAACAAAAAGGCGAAGGAAGAGAACTGCGACCTTTATGCTCTCATTTACATGAGGGGATGGCTTAAAGGAGTTGTAGATGATTTGGATAAGATTATCCCTTAACAACATGTTTTTAATTCTTAAAGGTAAGTAATTATGACACAGCAAGAATTTGAACAGCGAGTAGGAATGTCGGTCAATACTACCGAATACGCTTCCATCGAGAATGTATATATGGCAAGTGACCTAGATAAGGATGCTTTCTGTGTTCTTTGGGAGAAGATGAACTTCAAAAGAGTTGCAAGAGCTAGAGAAGAGAAATCAGCTAAGTTGAAGGAGCAAATGAAGAAGGAACAGCTATTCGGCATATTGAACAAACCATACGGCAAAAACGAGTTTGGTACGCTAGCCGATAACTTCTACAGCAAAAGTGAAAAAGCTGTACTAGAAAGCATCGGAATCCACATGCAGCAAGAAAGAAATGGCATTCCATACTTTGTAAGCGTAGCATCTGTATTGGTTGATTTACGCAAATATTTGAAAGTCGCATAAGAAGGAAATGGTAGGGCTAACCACCCTACCTCAATACGATAAGAGCAATGAATACGATAAAAACGTTTATTCCATCAGAGTCAGTTGACGCATTTAAGAAGTTCGCTGAGAAGACAAAGCGCAATGTAGAAGGTTTCGACTACACCATTAGTAACCCACGAAAAAAGTTATTCCGTCATGCGGTAGTAGAAGATTGTCAAACCATCATTGGTAAGTATTGGCATGACATCTGTGACCTCACCATCAATATGCCAGACGAAAGTAATTGGAGATTGCTGGCCACATATAAGAATGGAGCCTTTACTCCTGCTGATACAACCAAGGAGTTGGTATTCAAGATTAAGGAGCATGGAGCTGATTACGGCAAATGCGACCTATGTGGTCATTGGTGTAACAACGCATACGTTATCGAGAATACACAAACGGGCGATGAACTGCAAGTAGGTTGCGAGTGCATAAAAAAGTTCGGATTGAAGTACATTGACTTCCTCTCAGACTTTACACGCAAACTTTATGAGACATACGACCACACCATCAGATATGCCACCGATGATGACTATGGAGACCTTATCCCAATTTGGGGTGGTCCTAAGGATAGTAGATATACGGATGCCATCTTGAAGAATGACATGATCGCCATGTGCAAGGCTCAGTATGACGAGTGCCCTGTTTACAAGAAAGGCTATTACGCAAATGGTCACTATTACCCATCAGAAACAATCGCCAAATTAGAGGAAATAAGAGATTCTAAGAAGTTTACGGTTGACACCTCATACATTACAAAGGTCTGCGATTTTGCGCTATCTAAAGAGCCTAAATCGCAATTCGAGGTTGAAATGCAGAAAGTAGCAAAAGACTACTACACATTCTCGGAGCAGTTCGTTTATGCTTTCTTCCTGGTGAAGAACTACGAGGATAGCTTAAAAGGTGGTATTGATGCCATCAAGAAAGGTATGCAAGTCAAGGTAGTCGGTAAAGTCATTCAACAGCGCACAGAGCAGTCTTACTACGGAGAAATGGTCACAAACACCATCCTTACTAAAAACGGAATAGTTTGTGAAAGGGTTGGCAAAATACCAACTACACAAAAAGATGGCGAGAAAACCACAGAGTTCTATGCTATCGTCAAGGGTGTGTTCAATGGAAAGGTTTGCCTAGACAGAGCTACTAAGAATCCAAAGAAAGGAATTGAAGTGGCTATGGAGATTTAGTTATGAGCGCATTCAACATCAACGCCTATTATGGCTGTGAAACTTGCGAAGCAGCCGACGAATATGGTAATGGTTGCAAGCATGGTCTGTTATTCCCGGTCCTGCTTGTGATAGCTAATAAAAGGGAATGCCCAAATTATAGATTTCAAAGAAAGGAATAGAATGAGTTATAAAGACAGAATAGAATTAGAGCAACTTTTAGGTAGTTTTGTAACATCACCTAAAAGCCTTCTATCAGAAAAAGAGGTCAAATTGCTAAGAAAAGCCATGCGACTTATTGGTAGAGTAAATAAGAGATACGCGGATTTATACATGTAAATACGAAATGATATGAAATTGCAGGTTTATTTCTTATACAGAACAGATGAGCACCTATCAACAGACAGCAAGGAATTGCTCTTTATTGGCAACCTTCCAAATTGCATGAAAGCAGCAAGGAAGTTTAATGCTACAGATACTCAGATTAATGAACTTGGGTATCATAAGCAAAGTCAACTTAACAATGTAGGTTACGAGTTTATGCTAGAACAGCATACACTTAACGAATATATAGTAGAACCATAAAATATACGATTATGAAGATATACAAATTGATATGGTATCTCTACACAGAGGACCAACTTAAAGAATCCCTCATCACCGATAAGGAAGTTGCAGAAAAACGTTATCAAGAGCTGAAGAAGTTTCTTTATCGTGGATGCTGGTTATCCCTCTCAGAATTAGTTGAAAACGAAGACCACGAACTAGTGAAGGGTGAAGGTCTTCATTATAACGACATTTAAAAGTTAGAGCAATGGAACAGAAGTTATTAGATTTGATTATCCATATAGGACAAGTTAGAGGTTGGGCTGTAGATGCTACAGATAATGGCAATGACCTTGCCTACATCTTCTTTCAGCGTTATTCTCCTGCTGGTCAAGATTTCAACATGTCAATCGAAATGCCAAACAATGACCCGAATGAGTTTTTGAAGAACCTCGATGATTACTACGAGAACTTCGATCCAGATAGTGAAGCCCTAAACTGGTGTGACAAAGAAGGTCATGGTATAAATGGAGCACCCAAACGCTTGAAGGATATCATCATTGATTTCGAGGAAATCGAAAAGGAAATCAAAGAACTCCTAGAAGTGTTCAATCTTCAAATAGAGGAACTAGAGAAAGCTGCCATTCACAAGGTTAAAGTGCAAGTCACCGAATACCTGCAAAAGGTAGTGGAGGTTGATGCCATCAATGGCAGTGACGCATGCGATAAAGTCGAAGAAATGGTTAATGGATCAGAAATCATCTTGACAGCAGACGATTTCACAACAAGAAACATTGAGCCTTATGAAGATAAGTAAAACTGCACAAGCTGTGCAAAAGCTAAAAGATGGAGATTTGAAAGGAGCACTCTCCATCTTTTCTACTTTTAAGTATGATTTCACAAGGGATGAACGTAGAATCATGCGAATTGCATACGAAACACTTTGCGGACATGGTGCTTTCTATCAATCATTAGGAATTGATGCTAGTCAGATGATAGTAGATGCGTCAAGTATACTATACGATAAGTACCTGAATAACAATAAGTTAAACTAAGTTAGCAAAAAAGTACTTTATGCTCAAAACGTTTGGTCAAATGCAAAAAAATGATTACCTTTGCACTATCAAAAATAAATAATAACAATTTAAAGATAAGAGCAATGAAAGAGTTATTAGAAAACATAGGTAACTTTAATGGATGGAAAGGAAACATCTGTCTTTACTTCCCCAAAAAGAAGGTTAGAGAATTAAAGCGTTATGGAATAACGGAAGATATGGATATAAAACAAGCATATCTAAAAGTGAGTAATATTAAAAACATATAACTATTATAGAGCAATGAAACTGATTACGAAAGAAATTAAGAAGAGACTGGAAAAATATCCTCTCTACTCACAGGATGGTAAAAAGGAAGAAGCCATCTGTCAAGCAAAGTTCTTCATTTGTGTTGGTGCATGGTCTTGGTTCATATTGGAAGCAGACCTAGAGAACAATATCGCCTACGGAATCACTATCAATGGAAGTGGTGAAGGCGAGTACGGCTACACAAGCTTAACCGAGTTGCAGGGGCTAACAACTAAGTTAGGCTTAACCGTAGAGCGAGATACCTCATTCTCCCCTACTCCACTAAAGGATATTGATAATGAATATCTAAAGAAGTTTCTTAAGAAAATGTACGCTTGAAAATAATTTCTCACTTTTTTCAAGAAACTATTTGTTGATTAAATAATTTTATCTATCTTTGCAAAAAGTTACAAAAAAATGAAGATTTATACATCATACTTCTCAAACGGAGCTAAGTTAGCAAAAGCTGGTATCATGATGATCGGTATTGCCCTCTACCCTCCGAAATGGTTTACAGGATTGTCAAACAAGTACGTGTCACCATCATGGGACATTCTTCACAACTCCAAATCGGAAGAAGATTACGTGCAACGTTTCAATTCTGAGATATTGGCTCATCGGGACCCAAAAGCATTTCTCTCAGCAATAGAGAAAATGGCAAATGGAAAAGATGTAGCTCTATGTTGCTTCGAAAAGCCAAATGATTTTTGCCATCGCCACCTAGTGGCAAAATGGCTGAATGAAAAGTTGGGAGTGCAGGTCGAGGAATTTGGAATTTCCAAGAATCCTGTTTACTCGGAGCAAAGCTTGTTTTAGAAATTCCTCCTTTCAAAATACCCACAAGGGTTGACGGCTCGGAAAGACGAGCATTTTTGCGTGTATAGAATATTGTTATTATAAGCGGAGATAGCTCAGTTAGCAGAGCGCAGTGATACCATCACTGAGGTCGTTGGTGCGGCTCCAACTCTCCGCTCTTTTGCGGGTATAGCTCAGTCGGTCAGAGCGTCACATTCCCAATGTGAAGGTCGAAGGTTCGAGTCCCTCTAGCCGCTCTATTTTGTAGAATTAAAATAAAAGAGCATGAAAAGTTGCAGAGACATACAAGATAGAACATTCGGTATTGAAATAGAAATGTGCAATCTTGAAAGGTCTAAGGTATCTCTACCAGAAGGCTATTCATGGAGCAAAGATGAGCAAATTTACAATACTGATGGTTCAACAAATAAGTCATTTGGTGGTGAGGTAAATACCCCACCATTACATATTTGCTGTCTAAAGGACCTACATGACCTCCGCTCTGTATATGAATCAATGGTTGTCGCAGGAGGAAAGATAAAGTGGAGTATTGATACCCATGTGCACATCTATGCAGGAGATTTGTCTGTAGATCAGATTAAGAAGGTGTTTTTGTTCTTCTATGTTTGCTATCCATATTTCAAGAAATATGCTCATATTTCTGATTGGGATGAGCTGGTATTTAATGCACAACCTGTTCCTACAGAGAAGTACTTCGAAGGCGTTAAAAATGCACAGACGTTTGATGAATTACAAAATCTCTTCACCAATCAGTCTAAGAAGGGCTTTATTCGTCATGCGGTAAATATATCAGCATACTTCAAGACAAAGACGATAGAGTTCAGAACGTTTCATGCTACTGATAATTTCTATCGAGCTATGAATTGTGTGTATTCTGCATACCGCATATTCTATTACGCTATAAGCCACGAATTGGAAGATTACCAATCAATTACATCATACCAGCAGTTCTGTGAGGTTACAGGGCTTAAATATGATGTTCCAAACGAGTTATGCCCACTACTATATCAAGGAAATCCATATAGTGCTATTGAAACGTTTATGACAGCTCCATTATCTTATAATTCAGAAATGGTTTCAGCATTACATGATGCTGTAATAACTAACGGACACAAGGAAATCTGCATAGTAAATGGCTTCATGTACTACTATGAGCTATTCTTCCTTGATAAGGTGGAAGTATCTATATACTGCCAAGATGCCTACTGCTATCTGCTCTATATGTTGGCAAATGGTAAAACATCACTAACATATAAGGATAAGCTTGCATGGTTGGAGGACTATAACAATCCTACACCATCAAGACAGCTTGCGCTAGCTCTTTATGCCGTGAAACTGCAAAAGTATTTCATGAGTGAATCGGCAAGAAATAGTGCTGTCTTCGAAGCATTGAAAATTAAGGCAAGGGAATCTATTGAGAAGACTGAGGAAGCAAATGAGCGATTGATGAGATTGCTTACTACATGTGATTTTCATGTTGGAACACTAGAAGAAGCCATCAAGAATAAGAAGGTTATCTTCTTCAATTTCGGTAGAATGGAGAAGAAGCAGAAAAGGGCATTCAAACTCATTTCAGAAAATAGCGACTTGAAATTAGATTTTTCTGTCGAAAGTAATGACTATTACAACCTAGTGGAAAGTATTCCGAATGATAGTTATTTCTACTATTTCAGCAACAGCCCTTATCTGAGAAACCTGCATAAGATAGCTATGTGGAATAATTCAAGTGGGGAAAGACGGTCTGCAGGAAGGTTTCTCTATTGCAATAAGCCAACTGCACAAAATAATGCAAGCACCTCATATTCCTCATACAGAATCGAATGCAACGAGATTGTACCTCCCGATGATTTGGAGATTACAGACGCAAGCAAATTGATTATTGAACGAGTAACCCCACCTTTACTTCATTGCTTGCAAAAGAAGTATATCAAGAAGGTGGACCAATGTAGTGTCTGTCAATTTGCTTTTGTGGTGAAATACGACAAATATACCCTAGGTGGGTTTGGTTTTACGCTACCTCAACACAAGGGGTATGATTTGTTTCAGTTAACGGACTTCTGCACGAATAACGCAATCCCTCGATTGAGTAAACTCATACTGTACTGCATTCAGTCTGTTGGCGTTCAAAGATATTTGAGCAGAAGAATGCGCAAGCTTTGCGAGAAGGTTATCTCCTGCGCTTATACCCATAAGCCTGTGAGCATGAAATATCGTGGTGTATACAAGAAAGTGAAGGAACACTGCACATCATCTTATCTTGCTTACGAAGGAATACTTGGCATATACCCTACGAATAAGGAAATCATTGATAAATATCAAAAATCGTTGAAGAATGGAAAATGAAGATAGATGGAAATACGCAAAAGTTGATATAAACCTCATAGATGAGGTAGAAATCAATGCAAATGAAATGTCGGGTGAAGACTTCGCCCAACTAACAGACAACATTGCTAAATCTGGATTGAGTAGTGTGCCTACCTGTATCAAGATGGATAATGGTAGATACATCATGATCAGCGGTAATCATCGTTTGAGGGCATGCAAGAAACTGCACTATAAAAGGCTAGGCATCTTGTATGTAGGAGAGAGCGAGATTACAAATGATGAAGCTATTGCTATTGAATTATCTCACAACTCCATTCATGGTGAAGCTAATGTTAGCATCTTAAAGAAGCTGTTTGCATCAATTAAATCTATCGACTTTAAGAAGTTTGCCCATGTGAACATCGACGAGATTAAGCCAATAAGCACGGAGGGTATAGATGTATATGCCATGCAGGAGAATTTCGTATTCACAATCATCCTTTACCCTAGCTCATTTGCTAGTCTGGAAACATTGTATGGGGACATTCGTGAACAAGCTCGCAAAAGTGATGCTCTCGTTTTAGCTTCTGATGAAGATAACGAGAAAACCCTGCTTAAAATCCAAAAAGAGATAGGTAAGGAGTTTGGCATAAAATCCCCAAGTATCTCATTTGCCAAATTGTTAGAGTTAGCGAGTGAACGTTTAATCGAAATAAAGGAAGGAGAAAAAGAAAATGATTTGGATAATAATGACAGCGAGCGATAAGGACTCGTATGTGACACAACGCAATCAAAATTTCATCAAAGAAGCATTAGGAGCAAACAATGTTACATTTGTTAGTGTGCAAGATGAGGATTCACTTAATGACTTAAAGATAAGTGATAGGGACATCGTTATTACACAGACGAGAAATAGAATTATCCTAGATAAGATAGGCAAACTTGAAGCAAAGAATACGTCAGAAAGTGATAGAACGATCGTCTTGACAAAAAACAAAGAAGTTCTCAAAGAAGAACTTTACAGGCACGGCATCTCGTTTCCGAAATCATATAGTAAGTATGATTTAAGGGAAGAAAATATGTATTTCGTGAAGCCATTAATGGGTGAAGACTCTAATATGGTTGACAACCTTTCGGTCTGCAAGAGTACCCTAGAGGTAAGAAAGAAAGTTGAAGAGATAGAACGTTTGGGTGATATTGCTATCATCGAAGACTTTATTGCAGGAAAGGAATGCACTGCAGCTTGCGTTGTCAATCAGAAAACAGGAGACATAGACGTTTATCCTATTTTTGTGGAATTGACAACACCATACAATATACTCACTCACGAAGCTAAGATGCAGGAGGAAGAGGTATGCAGTGCTTGTAATCTTGAAGTGATAAAAGAAACTGCACAAAAAGTGTGCAAGGTGTTAGGTATTCAACATTATCTCAGAATAGATTTTAGAATATCTTCAACTGGTGTTCCGTTTGTAATAGATTGCAACCTATTTCCAGGTTTAGGTCCTACAGACCATTTTGCAAAATGTCTGTTGCTAACAGAAAATATGTCTTACATAGATGCTTTGAAAGCAGTCATAGCATCTGCAAGTTAGAAAGGTCGATTATGGCAAAGGTAAGAAGAACAGAATTAAAAAAGATTGCCGCTGCTTATGAAAAGAAGGGCGGCAATATGGCTGCTACGGCTGTAGCTTTGGGCATTACACGCCAAGCCTTATATAACTGGCGAAAAGAGGATGAGAAGTTAGCCAAGATGTTGGATGATATAGATGAAGGCATTCTTGACTTTACTGAAAGCAAGTTGGTTGAAAAGGTGAACGAAGGTAATCTAACTGCAATCATCTTCCTTCTGAAAACTAAGGGCAAGAAGCGTGGCTATGTCGAGCAAGTAGATAACAGATTAGTAGAAAACCCATTCGAGAAGTTAATGAAGGAGCTTCCCGATGATGAAGAAGGATAATTATGTATAACGGAGAATTGTATATACCAGACTGCTTGTTTCCTACGGACAATCCGTTGGAGATACCATGTTTGTTGTCTGATGTGCAACCTCAGTACATAGAAATCCCATTCTATTGCTTTGGTGAGCAGGCAAGAACAACGAATATGAATGGCAGGGGAACACTCCACTTCTATACTGATGATTATAGATTCCGGTCAATCTATGAGAAGCCAGAGAAGATTTTGAAGTATAACCCTGGCAGCATCATTGAGCCTAACTTCAGCTTATCAAATGATACTCCAATAGCTTTTGGTATGCAGGCTATCTATAAGAAACGCTTCCTTGCGAGAGCTATGCAGGAAAAGGGGATTGGTGTATTCGTCGACTTAAATGTGGCTCCTAAGTTCTATAAGCTGAATTTGATGGGTGTCCCTAAAGGTTACTCATCATTCGCCACAAGAGGTTGTACAGACCGATTAAATGAACTGCAATTTGAATACGAGATTGCCAAGTTCGTAGCAAATGGCAACAGATTCAGATTCATCGTTTATGGAGGTGGTAACGTGATTGAGCAGTGGTGTAAGGAAAATAATGCCGTCTATGTAACACCAATCATCATCATCAAGAATAAGTTGAAAGCTTTTGAAAAGATGAAAGATACTATTGGTATGCTTGATGTTGATGCAAAAGCAAAATACCAAGAGCTTAAAAAGACCTTGTATGATACTCAAGTAAAGAACTTCTCTATAGAAGATATGCTTGATAACATGCAGGATTTCCCAAAGCTCTCAAAGTAGTTTATTATAGTTAGTAATTAAATTGTTAGGTTATGGGAAAACGAAGTAATGGCACAAGAGGAACAAATAGTTCTTCAGCAAGCAAGAGCCGTAAGGCAAGTGGTGGGGTGAGCGAGCTTGATAGAAAATTTCCTAATTGGAACATAAATTTATTCATTTCAAAGACACCCTATGGAGTCGAAGAAGCCGTTATTGGTTCTTTTCATAGGGTCTATGGAAAGAAATACAGCCTCAGTCAAGAAGTTGGTGATATTGATAAAACATTTAAAGAACTTGGGAAAGATGTATATGTTGACATAAATTCAAGCATTAACACGCCACAAGATTTCTTGAATAAACAAGATGTTGCAAAATACATGTCATCAAGAAATTATGACGGTATCAAGGCTTTAAGATACACTGATGGTAATAGTGAAAGAATAATGATTGTTGATGGAAATCATCGTTTCGTTGCCGCAAAGCTCAATCATGAGAGAAAGGTTAAAATGAGAATAATCGAATAAAGTGTTTGTTTATGGGGAGATTTATATTATTGATGGTCATCATCGAGTTGTAGCAGCCATACTTAAAGGAAACAAGAAAATACGAATATTATTGAATTAGCAATATGTCAGAACAGAAAGCAATAAAAAAAATGATTGCATGGCGCAATGATTGGTGTCTCTTCGCCAAGGAAGTCTTGAAGGCTTGCCTTGACGAAGAGCAAAAGGCTATATTGCGTTCTGTTCAGAAGAACAAAATGACAACGGTAGCCAGTGGAACTGCAAGGGGTAAGGACTTCATCGCTGCCGTAGCCGCTTTATGTTTTCTATACCTCACTCCTCGCTTCGGCAAGGATGGTAGTTTGGAAAAGAACACCAAGATTGCCCTTACAGCACCGACAGGAAGACAGGTGACGAACATCATGATACCAGAAGTTGCACGTCTATACAAAAAGGCAGGCTTTCTGCCTGGTCGTTTGCTGTCGGATGGTATCAGAACAGATTACGAGGAATGGTATCTGACAGGTTTCAAATCTTCTGCCGACAACACAGAGGCATGGTCGGGATTCCATGCTGTAAACACCATGTTCATCGTAACTGAAGCATCCGGTATCTCGGACACCATCTATAATGCAATCGAGGGTAACCTGCAAGGTAACTCTCGATTGCTATTGGTATTCAACCCAAACGTTACTACAGGGTATGCAGCCAACTCCATGAAGTCTCCCCGATTCAAGAAGTTTAGATTATCATCTCTCAACGCAGAGAACGTAGTAAGCAAGAAAAACATTATCCCTGGTCAAGTTGACTATGAATGGGTAGCCGATAAGGTCTCAGCATGGGCACAGAAAATCAGAAAGTCTGAGTTTGATGAGGGTCGTGGTGATTTTGTGTGGGAAGGTGGATATTACACTCCAAATGACCTTTTTCGTGTTAAGGTTCTCGGTATGTTTCCGAAGGTTTCCGAAGATACCCTCATTCCATACGAATGGTGCGAGATTGCACATAGAAGATGGAAGGAACTTAAAGATAGTGGCTTTATCACCCATAAGCCAATACGATTAGGTGTCGATGTCGCAGGTATGGGGCGCGATAGGTCTTGCTATGTTCCACGACAAGGAAACTATGTTTCAGAAATCAAGTGTCACAATTCGGGTGGTCATGCGGACCACATGGCAGTCGCGGGTCAAGTCGCACACTACCTAAGTTTGAGTTCCAAGAATAAAGCCTTCATTGATACCATAGGAGAAGGTGCTGGAGTTTATTCAAGACTCATAGAACAAAAGTATTTAACTGCATTCTCTTGCAAGTTCTCGGAAGGCGTGAGAAACAAGCATGATGTGACAGGCTGCTACTCTTTCGCTAACATGAGGGCTTATTTGTTTTGGTGCATACGTGACTGGCTCAACCCGAAGAATGGATTCTTTGCAGCACTCCCACCTGACGATGAGTTGGATCAAGAATTGTGCGAAGTGCATTGGCTGTTTCAGTCAGATGGTTCAATCATCATGGAACCAAAAGACGAAATCAAGAAGCGTCTGAAACGTTCTCCCGACAAGATGGATGCCCTTGCCAACACCTTCTATCCATACGACTTCGATAGAGACAATGATTTACAATTGTTAAATAGTATAGTATAAATTTGCAAGATACAGAAAAGTTTTGTAACTTTGCAGCTGAAACGTTACCTTTAACGTTTCATTGCTCTTAGTGCACTCCGACCGTGAGGTTAGAGTGCATTTTTTTAGTATTAACACTCCGTAACACCATGTTAAAAGCTGTTTTTGCGTTTTTCTTGTCAAATTAGCTTCCTGTAATTTTTGGTAACATTTGTTAGGTTAAAGAAATGGCAAAAATCCCACACAAGCCTTTCTAAGCTGTTCTATTTTCTTCCCCATATCCTTATACCATTTTTCAGAAAAAGCCTTATATAGAGGAAAATAGGCTTTATTTAACACTCTAGTTATCAATAAGTTATATAAAGTTAAGCAAGAAAAATAATGAGGTTAAAATTTGGTCAAATGCTAAAAAATGACTACCTTTGCACTAACAAAAATAAATAATAACAATTTAAAAAGATAAGAGCAATGAGAATTAAAGTACGTTTCAATAGCAAGAAGGATTATAAGAAAGGTTACAATAAACTTGTATCATCTTATAAGGATGGAAGTTTCAACGACCATTTCTATGATGGTTATTTCGAGGCAGAAGCTTGGTTTTCTAAGTATTTAGACAACACAAATCAGTATGATGAAATGATGTCTTTCATCAAAATTGCCTTGGAGGGTTTGAAATACAAATCAGAAATCATTTACTAACCCTATAAAGATAAGAGCAATGAAAAAGGTTAAAGTTTACACAGTAGAAGCGTTAGAGAAACGAATTACAAAGGCTTTGAAAAAGGTCAAGTTCGGCTACCAAGAAGGGTACTTGATTGAAGCTACAGATGCAGAGTTTAGTATCTACAACTTCAACACTGCACTTTGTAATTTACAGCAGAAAGGAGTCGTAGCATACAACGAGAATACAGAAAGCTATGAATTGGTTTAAAGTATAGGAGATAAGAGCAATGAACGTTTACACAGAATCAGATAGATATACGGTTTTACTTCACGCATTCGACACTTTTGAAGGTGCTTGCGAGTATATGACACAAATTATAAACGTAGGAGAGTGTAAGGTTCTCCCACTCATAAAAGCATGGAATGACGGTGTGGTTACAGCTAAATGGATGGCTAAGAAAACCGAAAAAGGAATAAAATTTGAATTGTTGGATAGCAATGTTTAATAGGAGGAAACGGATATGACAGTATATGAATTATCGGAACTTCAGAAAGAAGAACTCAAAATCGAAATGTTGAAAGATAAGTTTGTTGGGTACAAACTTTCATTCAGAGAGTTAGCATGTGCTAATGATTGCATCAGCGACCGAGAGTTGTTCGAAAAATATAAGGATCAGACTTTTACAGATAAAGACTTCATCGTATCACGCTAAATGAAATCGTATGGAAAACAACTGCACAACAATAGAAGAGCTTAAATCCGTAACCACGCAGATTAGTGGTGATGAATGGAAAGATTTCTTCTCCCTCATCAAAAAAGGCTCGTATAGCCTTTATGGTTTCCACCAGTTTCTTGATGAGAGACCAGACCTATGCTTATTAATTCAAGGTATAGGAGATTACCAAACTGCCATCAAGGAAACGTTAGACGAAATCGGATTGAATGATGGTGATATAAATGGACCAGGAGGAAATCATCTGAAACTGATTGTGGTGGATCAGATAGGATTCATAGTGTATGAAACGAAAGTTATGAACTTTTAAAAAAAAGATAGAGCAATGGAAGAGAACGTTATCATAGCAATGGATGCCGAAAAGTCTAAAAAGATAAAAGGCATTCCTTCAAGTTGGGACTGGGAGGATATTCATTTCTACCTCATTACTGAATTGGGTTTCAGTTTTGATGTTGTGTTCAATTATTCAAAAGACATAGAGGAGGTATCTTATGAAGGATAATGCAAGAACTATCAAGTACGATTCTATCACATCATACGCAAAGGAATATGGGGTAGAATATCTGAGTAACGAGAACCTTATTGCTTCAATTATCGGTATAGACCCTATGCTACAGGGTAATGAACCAATAAGAAAAATCTTTGATGGTAGTCATTCACTGAGAAAGGCAAGCAAGAGAACACTGCAGGAGCTTACATCTATCAAAGGAATAGGTGAAAAGAAGGCTACCGCTATACTCGCTGCATTCGAACTTGGCAGAAGATTTATGAAGGAGAAGTCGCAAGAACTTACAGATTTGGGTAGTTCTCTCGACATCTACAACTATATTTTACCATACGTCAAGGATTTAGAAATAGAAGAATCTTATCTGTTCTGTATGGATAACAACTTCAAGTTAATCAAAATGGTTCGATTGTCACAAGGTGGAATATCAGAAACCCCTATAGACGTAAGAATTGTGTGTAAAGAAGCTATCTCCTGCAATGCCGTAATAATAGCATTGGTTCATAATCACCCTAGCTCTAACTACTTTCCATCAAAGTCCGACGATGAGATAACATATAAGATACAGAAGGCTTGTGAAATAATGAGATTGTATTTTATGGACCACGTTATCATCAGTAGCAAGTCCGATCAGTATTACTCTTACCACGATAGAGGAAAATTATAAGTTCTAAGCTGATAAAATACCTCAAACCCATAATTACATACCAAAAGAATCTAACTTAAACACAGAAGATATTTTGCACGTTTAAGTGCATTTTTATTGCATCTTATCTTCCAAGGGAGGGCTGTGAAGTTCTCCCTTGTTTATTGAAATGAAAATAATTTCTCACTTTTTTGCAAAAACTATTTGTTGATTAAATAATATTTCGTATATTTGCACCCATAAAAGCGTGTGAAGATGCACGTGACAGAACTTTTCGTAACATTGCTCTTACACCGAGTTCTACGTTTGGTCTGCCTGCATTTCGCTCGCAGACCATTTTTTGTTAAATATAACTCAACAAGCAATGAACAAGTATTACAGAAAAGTTCTTGAAGCACTGAAAACCAATCGAGACATTAAGGCATTGGGGTTCAGTCGTAAGGAGTTAAAGGGTGTTGCCGCCAATGTTGCCAACAAACTTCAACTCAAAGATGATGCTACTGACGAAGAAGTTAGTGAAGGTATTAGTGACGCAATTGATGATGTCTTGCCGTTACTCCAGTTAACTCAGTCCGCAGCAGACCGCCAAGTCTCAGAGTACAAAAACGCTCATCCTGCACCAGATGACGATCCAGATCCAGATGACGATCCAGATCCAGATGACGATCCAGCACGTAGAAGTCCGTCACGGAAGAGCAAGAAGGGCAAGAAGGATAGCGATGATGATGACTCCGCTACCCTCACCGCAATCAAGGAACTTACAAAGGCTGTTGCTACACTCCAAGGCGATGTAACTGCATTGAAGTCTGGCAATACCACAAGCAGCCGTACCGCAAAGGTAAGGGAACTGCTGAAGGACACAGGTAAGTTCGGAGAGCGTCGGCTTAAATCTTTCTCTCACATGAAGTTTGAGAATGAAGAGGAGTTTGAGGACTACCTCGATGAGTTGAAGGAAGATATTGAGGAAGAGAACAAGGAAAGACTTGAAAAGGGTCTTGAAAAGCTTGGACGAATCCCTGCTCCCGATACCAAACCTCAGCCAAAGGAGGAAGATAAGTTAATGTCTGATGATGAAGTCAAGGAGCTGGCTCAGATGTAATCATCTATTGTTTCACTTATAAATTATTAGATTATGGTAGCAGAAGACTACAAGCCAAAAACCAAAGGCTACGACATGGGTAAGGACGCTGTGGTTATCCGTCAGTATCTCGGTGGTATCACAGGCGGTAGAGCACTCGACTACGCCAACTTCAAGGATGAGGTTATTCAGGCAGGTCACATCATTGTCCGCAAGAAGGTTAATGATGTTTATGAGTATTCTCCACTTGAAACAGAAGATGGCAAGTACAAAGACAAGGCTAGCGAAGCAGAATTTGCTGGTGTTGTCGTTCGCTCACGCATGAAGGGTGAAGCGGTTGCCATTATGGATAATGGTCGCGTGAATGATGTGGCAATGCCTTATCAGTTCAAGGACGAAACTCAGAGAACCGCCATCAAGACAGCTCTCCCAAGTCTTATTTTTGAGCATGACTAAGTTGTGCTCTAGTTTTTAACTTAAAAGATTGTTTATATGAACGAATCACTTTTTATTCAGTTTATCCGAGCTATCTTCCCTAAACTTAGCTTGTATGTTAAGGAGAAGGAGAATCCGAAGGAGCGTACCTATCTTTACAAGGAGATGCTTACCGATGTGTATTCTCCAGATCAGAAGTGGGAAGGTTCATCAGCTAAGACCACATATGTAGCTGCCGACATCGTTGAGATGGATTCAGACATTCCTTTGAAGAAGCGTGGTCAAATCGCAACCTCTAATGGTAAGTTGCCAAAGATTGCGATGAAGAAGATTCTTTTCGAGTCTGATATCAACAACATCAACATCATGAAGGCTCAGTATGAGAACATCGTAGCGAGAGCCAATTCATTCCAGGCGCAAGGCTTGGTTGAGCAGGCTACATCAACACGACAGGCTGCTAAAACTGCAAAGGCTCGTATCATCAACAAGCTCATGAATGATGGTGTCGCTTGCTCTGTCGGTCTCGAAGAGCGTAACGAAATGAACTTCTTGGCAGGTCTCTCTAATGGTATTATTGCCGTTGAAGATGCAGACAATTCGGGTAAGGCTATCCGTGTTGACTATGGATATTTTAAGGCAAACTGCTTCAAAACAGCAACCAATGGTGTTACTACCCGTGATGATTTCGAGAAAATCTTCGATAAGGCAAATGCCGATAACAATACCATCATACAGGTTATGCTCGCTAAGACGCAGATTAAGAAAATCCGCAAGGAGCAATGGGCAAAAGAGCTTGTTGCCGACTACGAGGGTAAGACTTATACCGAAAATACCAAGCTCAAGACACCATCGGAGTCAGCTTTCTCGGAAGCATTCGAGGATGAGTTCGGTGCAGCCATCAAGGTTATCAACCGAACCGTGATTATCGAGAAGAACGGAAAGCCAAAATCAGTTAAGCCATGGAATGAGAATAACATTATCTTCATCTGTAACACCAACGTAGGCTCTTTCGTTTGGGGTACCCTTGCAGAGGACACCAACCGAGTAGCAGGTGTTCAGTACTCTAACGTTGACAGCTACAAGCTTATCTCTAAGTACTCCAAGAATGAGCCATCTTTGCAGGAGGTTACCGCAGGACAGGCTATCTGCTTACCAGTAATCGAGGACGTAGATCAGATTTATATGCTCACTACCAAGTCTGAGGAGGTTGATACGAATGCCGAGTCTACCGATGATACCGACCAGTATACAACTTACAAGGGTAAGAAGTATAAGAAGGCTGACCTCATCGCTGCTTTGAAGGCTGCTGGTGTCAATGTGAAGACTAACTCAACCGATGAGACTCTGATTAAGGCTCTCAACTCACTCAGCGATGAGGAGGAAGCCGAAGTTCTCTCTAAACTCACTCCAGAGGTTTAATTTGAATTGATATGAAGACAATAAAGCAAGCATTGATTGATGAAATCCACTACCCTATCCCTTTAGGATTCGTGGAGAATAAGATGATAGAACGTCAGCTTAATGGTGATGATGAATATACATTCGAGGTCGCTCAGTCCAAGGAATGGAAAGGTGCGCTTGCTGATTGTCTGTACTCTCTCATACAAGCTGTAAGCTTATCCGAGTCAGACAAGAGCATTGGAACACTATCTGACAAGGATAAGGAAAGGCTGCTAGTACGAATAAATGCTTTATACAAAACCATCGGTGAATCCCATGCACTGGGTCAACCGATGGTTTATATAGGAGGTTAAGATATGGCTGTATTGGATTTCGCTGCTCATACCCTAGATTACCTACACGTAACTGATGGGTATGAATACGATAACGGAGACTATGTTCAAGGCTCAGAAGAATGGGTGGAGAACTATTGTAAGTGTGATATTGTTCCTGCTGGCAAGGCAAACGTTATCACTATCCCCGATGGTTCTGCAAAGAACTATTCCTACACCATCTACAACCTTCCTAGAGCATGCCGAGATTTCGAGTACGGAGACAAAATCCGTGTAAAGCTCTTCGGAAACGAAGTGAAGGAATTTGTTGTACTCGGCTTTCATCGTTATCAACTGCAATGTAAAATATGGGTATAAAACTCTCAACCTCTCAGTCTGCGCTCGATAACTTTTTTCAGTCCGCTATGGCGATAATAAAGCAAGAAATCCTCACTGCTTATGCCAAGCTAGGAGAAGAATGTAATGCAAGGATAAGAGACCGCTCGGCAGAGGAAAGTTGGATAGACCATACAGGAAACCTACGAAGCTCCATCGGTTATGCCATCTTTGACTACGGAAGGAAACAAGTAGAATCAGCCTTCGCTTCCATAGGCAATGGTTCTAATGGTTCACAAGAAGGAAGACAAATGATAGCTGACCTAGCAAAGGAATACTCACAGGTTTACGCATTGGTAGTAGTTGCGGCTATGAACTATGCAGACTTTGTAGAAGCTAAAGAAAATAAAGATGTGCTTGCATCCACTGAGTTATGGGCTCGTTCCGTCGTTGATGGTAAACTAAAGCTCGCTGTGGATAAAGCTGTAAGTAGAATCAATCAGATTAAGTTATGAAATCGGATATTGATATTAAGGATGATGTGTACAACATTATCTCTTCTTCTAAATTAAAGACTGCTGTAACAGGTAGTCTTTGCAAGCGAGGAAGACCATTCTATGGAACAGGTACAACTGGCAAGGAAGATATTTGCATCTCAGTGCTAGCAAATCAAACCTCGCAAATCCAAGAAGCTTTCGTGAATGTAAACATCTATGTTCAAGATCAAGCTATCACAAAGAAAGGCAATACCCGAAAGGAAGAGAATACGGCAAGGCTCCGTGAGTTATGTCAACTCTCTTTCTCTACCTTCGAAGCAGTTCATGAATCGGATTTCCGCTTGTCTATGAGTGAACAGAGGGTAATAGCTTGCGAGGGCACAAGTGAGCACATCATTAATAACAAATTATTGTATCAAACTATAAACGATTAAGATTATGTCAGTAACAACATGGGGAAAACCATCCATCTATGTTCGTGACCTTAGTGCTGCTACAAACAACTGGAAGAAGCTCGACACTCCAAAGGAGGACACTACCCAGCTGAACCCTACCAAGGGTGATACAACAGAAGCTAAGGAGGAAGGTGGCGGTATTGTCGATTCAAAGACAACTAAGTCCACCTACGAACTCGTTTATCAAGAGTTCATCAAGAAGGGCTTACCTCAGCCATTCCCTACCATTGATGGACTTATCGAAGGAAACTACGCTATCGCTGTTCAGCCGGAAGATGCAGAGAACCCTGGCTGCTATATCGGCAATTCAACCGTCAGCGTAGAGGAATCATATTCTTCTGCGGATGGTGCTTTGATGCAGTACACCCACAAGGCTCTTGTTCCAGAGGGTGACGAGGTAGCAAAGACCACCAACAAGAAGGGTGAGACCGTATATTGTCAGTTCCGTTGGCGCATCATCACAGCCAAGAAAGCTAAGGGAAAGACAGACGAATACGTTCTTACATTCAAGCATCCTGCAGGTGCTACAGACACAACAACGGAGATAACTGTTCCAACAAACGGACAAACCGACGGTGACGTTTAAGGCAATATGTTGATTTCCTTTCACCCTTCTGCCGATTGAGGGTTATCAGTCGGCAACCTACCCAAGTAGCTCAGTTGGTTAGAGCGAGACCAAAGTCCGTCACATGAAATCCAGTTGGTCTTTAAAAAGCTGGTTGAAAGACGCAGGTTCGAGTCCTGTCTTGGGTGCTAACAAATTTTATTGGCTTATGAAGAATGACATCGAAATTGGCGCTAAGATAGCCATGGTGTTAACAGATACACCTCTAGGCATACAGATAGGTAGAAGGCATTTGTTTATCTACCCTCAGACTTTAGGCAAGATGTATTTGACTGCTCCATTGATTAAGCAGCTAGGTATCAAAGATGATAACTTAAAGCTGAATCCCCTCATTGAAGCACTCCGTGTAGTAGATGAGAATCGAAGTCTTTGCTGTAAGATAATAGCCTACCACACTCTTCAGAAGAAATCCGATATGCTCAGTTCACGCATATTGAAGGCAAGGGAAAACATCATCTTCAAGTTCTGTGATAACGATGACATAGCAACCCTTCTCATTACCATACTCTCAGATAACAAGCTTCACGACATCATCACGGAATGTGGGATAGACAAGGAAGCGGAGCGTATGGAGAAGATAAACCAAGCCAAAGACTCCAGCAATCAGTATATCTTTGGTGGCAGAACCATTTGGGGCTCTCTCATTGACGCAGCTTGCGAGAGATATAAATGGACCCTTGACTATGTTCTGTGGGAAATATCATACAACAACCTCACGCTTATGATGAAGGATAAGATAACTTCCATCTATCTATCCGATGAGGAAAGAAAGAAGGCTCACATTCCATCAGCAACAGAGAAGGTCTTCAGCGGAGATAACAAAGAGGACCTCATGGAGCTGATCAGACAGAGCGAAGAGAATCCAATTTAACCTCCAACACTAACAAGAAAAAAGTAAAGAATAAAGGTTTTGGTGAGGAGGTGCACCTTTACGTAATTGACAGAATAAAAAAATGGCAAGTATCAAGTTTGACATAACAGGCGACAATTCATCCGTATTGAAAGCCTTTCGAGGGGTACAGGATGGGGTGTCACAGACAGCAAGAGCAGTCGAGCAGCAGGGTCAGAGCATTGAGAATGTTTTCAGTCGCATCAAGTCTGTTGCATCGGTGGCTTTCGCTGGCTTTACGGCAAAGGAAATCATCAGCACATTGGGTACTGTCCGAGGAGAGTTTCAGCAGTTTGAAATTGCCTTTGAAACCATGCTCGGTAGCGGACAGAAGGCAAAGGGAATGATTTCGGACCTCGCCAACCTTGCTGCTTCTACACCTTTTGACATGAAGGGTGTGGTAAATGGCGCAAAGCAGCTCCTTGCATACGGATTTGCAGCCAACGAGATTACCGATACCATGAGAAGGCTCGGTGACGTATCAGCAGGATTGGGATTGAACTTGCAGGACCTCACATGGCTCTATGGTACCACGATGGTGCAAGGTCGATTGTTCACAAGAGACTTGATGCAATTTACAGGTCGCGGTATTCCTTTGACAGAGGAACTTGCCAAGCAGTTCGGAGTTACCAAGGATAAGGTTTCGGAATTGGTGACAGCAGGTAAGGTAGGTTTCCCAGAAGTCAAGAAGGCTATCGAGAGTCTTACCAATGAAGGCGGCAAGTTCGGTGGATTGATGGAAAAGCAATCCCACTCTATTACTGGACAGATAAGCAATATTCAAGACACCATCGAAATGGCTATTAATGACCTCGGCACACAGACCGAAGGCTTGATGAATGATGCTTTGGATATCACATCTAAGGTTATCGACCATTGGAAGGAGATAGGTGAGGTTATCCTTGCAGCCGCATCTGCCATCGGTCTTTATAAGGCAATGGCAGTTAGTGTAGCAGCCTTTGACACAGCAACAACAAATGCAGGATATGCAGCCGAGTTGTCAGCTCTTGAATCTTTGCTCCCTATGAAGGAAGAAGCAAAGAAGACAGACCTTGAAGAAGCAGTAGCCAAAGGTCAATTATCAGCAGCACAGGCAGAGCTGGTAGCATCTAAGCGTGAAGAGGTCGCGGCTTACGTTGCCGAACTACAGGCGCAGGCAAAAGCAAAGGCAGACGCAGCCACAGCAGCCGCAGAGGAAGTGAAGGCATTGGAGAACAAACTTGCTATGCAGGACAACGAGGTTCAATCACTCCAAGATGCTTACGATGCCCTGGAATCCTATACAGATGGGCAGAAGGTAGAGACAGCAGAAATCAAACTCAACACTGCCGTTAACGAAAGGAACACCATTGCAAAGCAACTCCAAACGGCTAGAGAAACTGCTGCAACCGCAGCCACAGAAGCAAATACAGCAGCCAATACGGCTAACACCGCATCCCAAGGCTTGAATACCGCAGCTACCGCTAGAGACACCGCAGCCAAAGGAATATGGGCACAGGTCACCCTTCTCTGCAAAAGGGCACAGGACGCATGGAATGCTTCTATGTTCTCAAGTCCTCTTTTTTGGATAGCTGCCACCATCGCAGCAGTAACCTATGCCGTATACAAGTTAGCTACCGCAGAAACAGCACATGAAACGGCAGTAAGGAAATCAAATGAAGCATGGGATGAATTTGACAACAAGGTCAAGGAACGTCAGCAGAATATCGAAAGCCTTATCAGAACTATTCAGTCTGAGACAGCTACAGAATACGAGAAGGCAGAAGCTTACCAAAAACTCTCCAACCTCGCACCTCAGTTAACGGAGCAATACTCACAAGCTCAACTTGCATCTGCCGATTTTGCTAAGACGCAGAAGGAAGTTGCCGAGAGCATGGATGAGTTGAAGTACGATAAGGCTGTAGAGGAAGTTGAGAAGTATCGAAAGAAAGTTGAGGAGCTTCAAATGCAACTCAGAGCAGACGCAGCCAATGGCGGTCAAGGTAGCATCGCTATCTCATCACAGATAAGCCAAGCCCAAGCAGACCTTGACCAAGCAGAAGAAAAGCTTTCCAACATCATCCAACTTCGAGACCAAGCAGCCGAGAATGCAAAGCCTATCGAAGTTCGCTTGCAAGAGGCACAGGAGAACGAAAGTGTACGTCAAGAAATCTTTGACTTCTATGACGAAGCAATCAATCTGGCCAACGATTGGCAAGCAGCCAACGAAACCATCAACTACGCCACAGGTGAGAGTAGATTGGATGCGTTCATCAATAAGGCTCAGAAAGAGATAGCAGGTCTTCGAGAGGACATCAAGAACAATCCTGCTGATCTGAATCTCCGCATGCAGGAGTCTGAGAAAACAAAGGTTCTGAACAACCTCTTAACGATGAAGCGGAATTGGGCGGTCACTGGCGCTACGACCATTCCTTTGATTTTCAAGGCTCAATGGAACACAGCCAAACAATCCCTCAACCAAGCCAAAAAAAGAGCACAAGCGTTGGCTAACAATGGTTCTACGGAAACCTATCAGCAAGCTTACAACAGGACGCAGCGTGAATACAACGCAGCCAAGAGGAGGGTTGCTGCTATGGAGAGAAATAAGAGCAAATACACCGCCGCTCAGTACGAAACCGCCACCCAAAACTTGAAAGCAGCCAAGGATGCCTACTCGAAACTAGGTGGTGATGTAAGTGGAAGAGCGGCAAAGACAGTAGCAACGGCACATAAGAATCGCATTAAGGAAGAAAACAAGACTATCAAGGCTCAAGAGGATTTAAACAACCGCTTGAAGACTTTGCAGCAGAAAAATACAGATGAAACTATCTCCCTCATGCAGGAAGGCACGGAGAAGAAGCTTGCTCAAATCAAGAACGACTATGCCAAGCGCAAAGCCGAGATTGACAAGCAGGAAGCAGAGTTCAAGAAGAAAAACAAGGAAGCTGGCAAGAAAGTAACCCTTACCTCTGCTCAGTCCAATGCCCTCAATAAGGCAAGAGACCTCGCTACCCAAGAGTATAACAAGAAGCTTGATGAGGTCAACAGGGAAGCCCTCACCTCTATGCGCGACTACTTGAAGGAGTATGGTTCACTCTATCAGCAGAAACAAGCCATTGCCGAGGAGTATGAGGAGAAGATAGCCAAGGCTCAGACGGAAGGCGAAAAGCTCTCTCTTCAGCAGCAGAGAAAGAAGGACCTCCAAACCATCGAGATAAATGCCATCAGACAGAACATCGATTGGGGAAGTATCTTCGGAGACTTCGGTGCTATGTTCAAGGACCAACTGGAACCAACTATTGAGAAGCTGCAAGAGCTTTCAAAGAGTACAACAGATGTTAATGAGCAGAAGACCATACAGGAACTTATCTCCAAGCTACAAGGCTCTGCCACCATCTGGAATAGTGACATCTTTAAGAAAGTCTCTGACGACATCAACTCCTATCAGTCAGCAATGCAGGGCTATATTGATGCACAGGAGCGAGAGATTGAAGCCACAAAAGCTGTCACCAAGGCGCAGGAAGACCTCGCTAAGGCTAAGAAGAGCGGTGACAAGACAAGTATCAACAAGGCTGAAGCCAACCTATCTAGAGCGCAGGGCGTACTTGCTACCGCATCTAACAACGTTTTGGAGTTCGGTTCATCAGTTCAGAAGGCATCATCAGACTTGCAGACATCTGCACAGAAGGCAGTTTCTCAGTTTCAGCAGCTTGAAAATGGTTTGCAGGGTCTCACATCTGGGTCACTCAAAGGCATAGGAAACTCTATTCTAGGGCTTGACAAGCTTTTCGGTGGCACTATGCAGAAGGACGTCGCTAACACTCTAGCAAAGGGCATCCAAGGGTTGCTCGGTAAAGATAGTGACGCAGCCAAATCTCTGACGAAAGCTTTAGGAGATAGCGGTATGGCAGGTGAAATAATCTCCGCAATACTCGGCATCCTCGATATTCTGAAAGATGGCTTCGGAACACTCATCAGCAACCTCATGGACACGGTCTTTGGCGCAGTAACGGGCATCCTCGATGATGCTCTATCGGGTGACATCGTTATGAAGCCATTGAAGAGTATCGGGAACAACGTTTCTCATATCCTCAACACGCTTTCATTCGGTGGCTTTAATAGTCTGTTCGGTGGAGATGGAAATGCAAAGAAGGTCAATGATACCATCGAAAGACTGACGGATAGAAATACCCTCTTGCAGCAATCCATCGAGGATTTGACTGATGCAATGGAAAACTCCTTTGGCTCCAAGGCAACCTCATACTACGAGCAAGCCTATAAGAATCAGCAGGAGACCAATCAGAACTACCTCGACATCGCAAAGGCACAGGCAAGCTATCACGGTTCGCACCACTCATGGAACGCTTATTGGGGTGGCTTCGGCAGTGACGAGATGGATTGGATCAAGAAGAACGTCAAGTCAGATTTCAATGGCGACCTCTTTTCCCTCAGCCCAGAGGAAATGAAGCTCCTCCGTGGCAACGTTGCCATTTGGGAGCATATCGAGAACACTGGCAAGGGTAACTATGGTGGGCGTCTGACGGAGAAGCTGAATGACTACATAGACCAAGCGGGCAAGCTGGAAGAGTTGTCAGAGCAGTTCAAGGAGAATCTTACTCAGATTTCCTTCAGTGGAATGAGAGATAGCTTTTTGACGGACCTTATGGACATGAAGAAGGATGGTAGCGACTTTGCTAGCGAAATGGCAGATGATTTCGCAGAAAAGATGCAGAAGTCCCTTCTCTCTTTCAGTATGGAAGACCTTATCAATGGAGACTTGAAGAAACTCTACGATGATTGGGCAAAGGCTATGAAGGATAAAAACGGAAAGCTAACCAAGGATGATGTAGATGCATTCTACAAGCGTTACGATGATATAGTCCAGGAAGGCTTGAAGAGACGTGACGAGTGGGCAAAGGTAACAGGCTACACTGGTTCCTCATCCTCATCACAGACCGCAACAAGCGGAGGATGGGCATCTATGGGGCAAGATACCGCGGACGAGCTGAATGGTCGCTTCACCGCCCTGCAGATTGCAGGAGAGTCAATCGCTCAGAACATGACTACCACCATATCACAGATGGAGAGCATCGTTACACTCGGAATCTCAACCAATGGCGCGGTATTGGAGATTAGAAATATGATGATTATGACAAACAGCTATCTCGAAGACATCGTGAAGTATTCAAAGCTCACCTACAATGACTTCGGAACCAAGCTGGATGACATGAACAGAAGATTAAAGGATATTTGACCTCTATAGGCTTTTCGCTCGTCAACCCTTACAACTATACTCAACAATAGAAAAAGCGGCTCACAGCGAAGCCTATGAGGTTATTTAATGATTAAATAGTT